GTGCCTTCACCCATCATCTCCGACATGCAGGTCGGTCGCTTCGTCATCAGACCGGTAACCTCAAGATGTGCGACACCATCATGTACCTTGTATGGTTTATCTTCTACGGCCTTTGACGCGGCATCCTGTGATAGCAGCATCATGTCACGTGGCGACAGTTCAGCGAGCATGTCGAGCAAGTACATCATCGAAGGCTCGTACACCGACCAGATCGTCTGTGTGAGCATGAACGACATGCGGATAGGCCCACCGGTGATCGCAAGCCATGCGTCTTCGATGTTGGTGACCGTATACGGTTCAATGGCCGAGTCAGCATTTGCCGCCTCGATGTCACTTTGGTCTGGATTTTTCGGCATCGCGATCTTCCTTTGTGGTGCCACCACTGTTAGGATTTTGGGGTAGCTTCTTCGGTCCGGGCTGCCCTTGTTTTCGTGTACCACGTATCGTGCTGGCCGTGGAATTCCCGGCCCCCGGTTCTGGCTCGGGTAGAGGCTCTATGACTCCAGGCTGTGCTTCAGAGGCGGCCTTACGGCCGGTAATCGACATCGCGGCCTGGTCATGAGTCAGGTATCCCAACTTCTCTTTATTGGTCGCGTTCGTTATCTTCGTCGACTCGGTATTGGCGTCTACTTGCGCATCGTTCGTGCGGATTTTCGCTTTGATGACTTTCGCTTTCGATTTTGAGCCGATGAGTCGCAGGTGGAGGTTAGCAATCTCAATGATGATCTCATCGACAACAGCACTGAGCGTTTCGAGTCCTTGAGCATATACTGCCCATTCAACAGAAGTGTAGTTGAATGTACTTCCATCATTGATGCCCAACAATGTGGGCAGAGTCTTGAGAGACTGGGCGATGCGTTGACGCAGAAAAGACAGGACTCCTTCAACACCAACGAACGACCCGGGCTGTAGCATCTTGACTGTGCCTGCCGAGTCGTGTACAACATTGTCATCTGGGCGGAGAGAAGCGACATAGTCTACGACCTCCTGAAATCTTGCTGTCACCCATTCTGAGGCGCGCTTGGCGTCTGTGATGCGATATACTTCAACAGCAGTTTTATGCAGCTCGGTTAGGTTAACACCTATCTCATGACGTGGCCATGCGGCATTATGCACAGCATCACGAAGGTCTTGCATCAAAGCAAGGTCTGCTATCACTTCCATCATTGCTGCGGCATATGGTGCGCGACCATATGGATCGTCCGCCTCTTGGCCGACCGCGCGCCAGAAGACGGTGGCTGCTGGCATGTCCTGCCACGCCCAGTTCCCGCCGGTCTTGTGGAACGCCGTGCCGCCCGAGGCGTCCGGCGGGGCCTGTTGCGGATACTTAAGTCTCTGCCGAAGGACCAGGTCTGCATCTCGGGTAGGACGCCAGAACCCGCAAGTTAGTGAGTCCATTGGCCAGATGCGCTTGACGCCTTCCAATGGCTGACCGGGACATGCCTCTGCGATGGGCATACCGGTCATGATTGCCTCTAGTGCGAGGATGGTCCGCAGACCACGGAGGCCGCCGCCGACCTCTGGAGGAAGCTGTGCAAACATCGCCGCAAGGGAGGCCGTACCATCCGTATCGGTATCGGCCTCCTCTGCGTCCGCACTCACGCCACCGGTTGCAGAGTCAGGGGCCTCTGCAACTACCTGATAGTTTTCAGTGGGACACATCAGTCGGAGGGCAGTGTCTAGGGCCATATCGACTGACGGGTGCAGACGCGCGAGTTCGCGAACCAACCGAAAAGGGTTCAGGACAGTGAGTTCGCGCAACTGCTCACTGGTCATGAACTCTATCGGGTCGCGACCTCGACGTGGTAAAACGCCGGCAGGACCTGCGACGGTATATGGGTTCCACACATTCGGTTCAGACTGGCGGCGTGGTGGTGTCTGGACAGCCGTAGCCGCAGTAGATGCCAGGTCAACACCTGACATCTCTAGTCTACGTTCAGTCCTGGTAGCGCCCCGTCTTGGCTGCACGTTCTTCGGCGAGGCCGCGCGGCGTCCGCGACCCCCCGACGAGCCGCCGGCTGGTGTAGTACCCGTTACCATCGTTATCCTTGTCGCTCACCTCTGAATGGTGAGTGTGATGGGTGCGGTTACGACTGCGACCCATATTGGTACCTTCACGAACGTGATCTCTCTGCGGGATGCCGGTCGCCCTCGGTATGCCTACCACCATGCCAAGTGGCGCATCCTCGAGTTGGACCATTGATACATCCTTAGCACGAGTGTCCATACGAATATTGTCAACGTAACAAACAGCATAACGAGTGGCATCCATGCCGTGATCGTCTTTGCCCAAGGGCTTCTCGCCCTTTTTCTGGCTACCTGTCGTGTCCCAGATGTACCCATCGAACTCCTCGATCGTGCATTGCGGCTCATGGTTAACGAACGACGTGTCACGTTGGTATAAGGCATCCTGAAAGAAGAATAGGCGCGCACGACCATCTGCCTGGCGCACTAATCTCTCATGTACTCCTTGGATGCCATCAGAGATGCCTTTATAGGCTCCAGTGATGTGGAGCCCTGTCTCTTGCTCGAGGGTTGCTCTTCCCTCAGCATCGACATCACATACAATTGTCTCTGGAAGCGGCTCAGCATCTCCTCGAATTTGTCTGTGTCCCACATCGGGATCGTATCGCCATCCTGAGGTATATAGGGCCAGTTTACCCATAGTGGACACGAGCTGCTTTGTGATGTAATGTTCTTCGTAACAAAGCATTCGTCCATCGTCGTCAATTGCCCACTTCTGCAGGACGAATGGAGCAGTGAAGCCGAAGTCAACAGACCAAAAGCGCCTCCAATGGTGAGGGATGGAGAATCGCTTCTTGATGATGTTGTGGTCTGCATCCCATGCCTCCTCATATACGGCGCCCTCTGCCGTGGCCCACAAACCGAGCCGGAGTCGCTTATATCGCGCCCCAGTTAACTTGTCGAGTTTTGCGATGTAGTCAATGCCACGTTCTGTCCACCGCCCACGCCGACCATCCTGTGCTTTAGCAGCCCACATCTCTGCGAGCTGATCTATGATCGTCTGCGAGACCCCATGGTTGGGATGCGGCGCCGATGGGTCGGTCGGCGGTGGTGGGTTCAGAATACGCTGAACTGATTTCGGTGCTTCTTCCCAAAGTACAGGGTTATCTTCATGCCATGTATGATACATGGGGAATACACCCTTAAGTGCCGACTGGTTCACCCAATGCATCGGCTTATCTGGGTTGCAGTCTGCAACGAGCTGTTGGTAACGTGTGACACCGTTTCGGAGACGGGTCATCAACATCTCGATGTCAGCCTGCTCGCACTCTGTGATCTCCTGTACATATATGATGTCAAACTCAGTTGACATCAACTTCTGCGGACGGTCAAGGCCTGCGACGACTATCTCAGACCCATTAGGATAGGGATACACCGTGCGGTGTGAACGCCGATTGTCGTTAAGGATAGGATGCCCTTCAGGAAGGACCATCGTCTCCAGAGTGAACAAGGCTGCTTCAGAGAGTGACTCACGAGTCTTTCGGACAATCAGGGCCCGACAACCCGGGTACTTCTCGCACAGCAGGTGTACCTTCTCAAGCCATGTGCGGGATTTTCCTGTTCCGGCAGGCCCGCACAAGACCACCATGGTCGATTTGTCGTACATTGCACGTGCCATATTGCCATATGGCGTGTATGCACGTTTTGGGTCCGACCGTGATCCGCCTGCGGCTAATCGCGGCTGGTGCGTTGGCGCCGGTGGTGGTGTATGGGATGGTTGTATTGGAGGCGGCAAGGCCTCTTGTGGCGGCGGTTCGGGTGACTGTGACCCATAGTTGGGGACTTGTGAGAAGTCGATGGTGGAGAGTATGGAGGGCAGAGACGAGTGGTGAGGACTATAGTTCGTCAATATCTATGCCCACCCACAATTTCTGCACACCACCCTTCTCTTTGTCCTGGCCTGTCTCAAGGGCCGCCTGCTTCTCCAATGATGCGAGTATGCGCATGAGTGATTCGTCTACGGTCCACTCAACGACAGTGCGGGCATTTTGCCCTGAGCCGATCGACTTAAGTGTCTTGACTAGCATACCGGTCGATGCGCCAGGAACATCGAACGACGATGGATCGACATTCTGGCAAGCGGGATCGGACGGGTCGTAGTCAACACCGAGATCAGGATATTGGGAACGTAAGACTTCGTGGGAGAAGCCTAATGAAGCGATGTACTCAGGATCAGGGTTGAGACACCGAGGAGATGCTGATACTGCACGCTGGCGTATGATCTCTTTGGTATCCTCCCACGATGAGGAGACGCGGGCCAGGCGACCCGCGCGGGTCGCTATGGCTGCGGCATTTGCCTCTGTGGCCGCCGATGAGAGAATGGAACGAATGAGTGTCTTATAAGCAGGTTTCGCGATCGCGACACGATACTGTGCCCAATTCAGGCCGGCCATGCGGGCCGCATTCGACGGCCGTAATCCTTCGGCCTCAAGGGCCGCACACATTGACTCACGGTCGGTAAGTTCGGGCAGGCCCGTGGGGAATGGATTATGGTGTAGTGAGGCACCAGCAGCCCTTGGTGAGAGGGTGGTGGTGATGGCTGGCACCTGGACCTGGTGCTGCAATGAACTTGTTGTGATCTCTAAAGTTTCGTTTGACATAGACGTTGCTCCGGGGACATCGGATTGACGAATAGACGAATGCGATCGCGACTGACAAGTAAAAAAGACCGGTGCCGAAGGAGAACTAACAACACCGGTCAATACAGGCGTTTGCCCACGGCTTACAGGACGAGCAATGCAGCGAAAGGTTGGTTGTTTGAGCAAGGCGTTGGGTTGGCTATATCAACGCTTTCGGCTGACTACCTGAACACTTGCTGCATTATGGCTCGGGGATGGCAGTGCGATCGTGCGGGGCGATCGCACTGCCCCGTGGCGAGCGGGGCAGCGGGCGCAGGAGGACCGGGACGATGGCGCATCACCCGAAGTCGGAAGGAAGGACCGACTACACGGTCATTATACCGCGGTTCGAGAGAGAAGTGAGAGGAGAAGTGAGAAAAAAGGTCTTGCTAAGTTTAGCTACCATATGCCATGGGTGAACTTTCGACATAGATGCTAAGAGTATATAGAGGATGACGTACATGCGATTATGTTGAAAAATGGCCCTGGAGTGGGGAGTGGACGTCGATCTTAGGTCCAAAGTACGTATAGCGATTTGTTTCAGAAATTGCCTTGGGGCGTGGGATGGACCATCGGGTCTCCAGGATTATGATATAATATATTTAATGATGGAGATGAGAACTGACAATCTCCTGATCCTTGAAAATCAAATATCGACAAAGTCGATCAATCAAGTGATCGGAACTCCATCAGAGAAGGAGACATCGAAAATGTCTAAATCGACCAATGGAACGACCGTGACCAAGTCCCTGATCCCCGCCATTTCTGTCAACCAGTTCAAGCCACTGACCGAGAAGGAATGTATCGCTCAGAAGTTGCCGAGTACCAGCAAGTCTAAAGCTCGTATGGGGATCGAGAATGACCGCGAGATCGTGTGGGCGCCTGTCAACATGGATGTCGTGACCCACGGTATCGTGATGGCGGTCTGCAAGAAACACGAGATCACGATCTGGGAGTTGTTCGCGAAGGTGGGTATGCAGTGGATCGTTGACAACATCGAGCAATTGACCGAAGAAGCTGACGGATACACCGCGGAAGCGATGACCGAAGAGGTTCTGCAGAAGAAACTCGAAGCTGCTCAACGTCAACTCGCTCGGACACAAGCGCTCCTCGACTCGTTCAAGAAGTAAAAGCTAAGGACGAGTAATCGTCAACCGGTCCCGAGCAATCGGGACCGGGAACAACCTCTCTGACAACAAGGAACAACAACATGTTCACAACCGTAATAGTCCTCACGATCATCGCCGGTATCGCATGGGGGTCAGTATTCTCATACTGGATATTAGACAAGGTAGGGATCATATGATCGCAATAGTGATCGCAATCATCGTCGGTCTCATGATCCTGTGGGTCGTCATGAGCGTGATGAATTTCTGAAAGTTGATGTGGGGAGGTAACTAACCCGCATCTACAGAAAGGGAACGAACATGTGCTGTCATGAGAAACTGTGGGAAATCTTCGTTGGTGGAAAGATCACACTCGAAGAATATGATCGTCTCTTGTGGCTCTTGCCACCATGTACAAAAAACCATGCAGCAGAACTCGAAGAGGAATACGACCAAGTCTTCGTCGAGTGGGAACAGCAGGAGTACTGACATGACGCGAGAAGAGTTGAGGTTCATACTCTTCTCGCTTCTTTTTGATTTCGAGATGGCCACACATACAGATACTAAGTTGGCTATCGCGATCAAAATAGAGCGAGTAGAGATTGAATTGAATGATATGTCATACCGGCGACGATCATCGTGATCGTCGCCGGTATTTTTTTTTATCACAACTTTTTAGCGCTTTTTTTTAACGCTTTTTTTTGAGCGAGCATTTTTTTTCACTGCTGCTTCGCTTTTTTTCACTGCTGCTTCGTATGCTCGACACATCGTATGTCTTCGCACAGCATCACCCCCGCCAAGCCTCGGGTATGTTGTACAAATCCACACGCTGCATCTCGCAGCGTAATCATCTACTACCACAGCTTCTTCCGTCACCCTTCGGGCGATTGGGCACCCTCCTGTCGCTTCGCTCCATTCCTCCCAATCGTTGCTGGGCAATTCCTCGATGCTTGTGTCCGTCTATGATTACGCGCTCGGAAGTCACATTGCTGCCACGAACTCGCTTCGCTCGGACAACTTAACGCTTCGCCTCCGCCTCACTGCGTTCGGACGTCGGTTTACCCTCGCGTTGCTCGGGCGAAGCTAAGCGCTACGTAGTAGCGCTATAGAGCGCTTAGCGCTGCAACGCAGCGCTAAAGCGCTCACTGCTGCTTAGCGCTAACGCGCTAAGCTTTATCTAGCGCTAAAGCGCAGTAGCGCGAAGCGCTACTGCTGCTTCGCTTTAGCGCTGTATGTTTTGTCCAGCGCTAAAGCGCTGGACTGCCTGGCCATTAGTGCTTTAGCGCTGAGACGGAACGTCCCTGGCGCTAAAGCACTGTAGTGTTTCATACGCTTAGCGCTGCGGCGTATATTTTTCACTGCTGCTTCGTTTGTGCTAAAGTGCTTTCATATGCTCAGCCTGGCGCTAAAGCGTTTTGGTGTTTCGCCGATGGTGTAGTTTTGTTGTCGCGGTAGCGTTGTCATGCTCGGCCGGCCGCGAGAGGAATTCGGCGGCCCTGGCAAATTAATTTGGCAAATTAATTTGGCTGCCATGACAAAAATTTTGTGCATTTTGGGAGAGGTGATGGCGTACATGGCCAAGCCTTTGCGATTATTTTCACAAAAAAAACGCTTCCTCATTGTCTACGATTTTCGGGAGCATGGCATATGGGGGGGGTATAATCAAAAAACAAGCTTTAGTTTGTTACTTAACAAAACAAACACAAATCATGACCTATATATATACCTGCCTTATAGCAAAAAAAGCCCAGACAATGAGCTTTTAGTAGACACCATTCTACACAATATTTTCTACTCTTGACAGTTCTCGCACTTCTACGATATAATAATCTTATATCAATCCAAAAGCATCCTTCTCACAGCCGATTGTCACAAGTAGACACCGATCTACTATCACCACAATACCAAAGCGTACTTAAAAGGAACCTCAATCATCATCATGTCACTACAGGAAACACTGTCAATCGACGAAATCATCGCGCAATTTCGCTATGAAATGGAGAGCAAGTCTCCTCATTGGCTAGAGATCACCGAAAACCAGTCCACATTAGTACACCATTTCCAAAGAGCAATTCCCTCTATACGCCAAAACCGCCGGGACCTCATCCCATTCATATTTCCTACGCAGTGTATCCTCTGGCCAGGCACAATTGAAACGCCGCCGAAACGACAAACCATCGAACAGGCCCAAAATTACGCGCAAAACCAATACTATGGCATCCTCAATGTCACATTCTCACCGGCGGGTACTTGGGGAAAAGGCGACAAATCGCATTTCAAGATACGTGCACACAGAGCCGCGTGGATTGCCATAAACCACATGCTACCACCAGAAGGCTTCATCATCAAGCATATCTGCAACACACCTCGGTGTGTTAATCCAAACCATCTCGTGTGTATCAAACGCATGGATGTGATGGTCAAAGGTGGTATCCAGGACTACTCGTCAATCATCTATGATGACATCACAAACTCACCATCGGCGACGGCGAAATGATGTCCCCGCCGCGCCGCCGCCCCCCGAAAAATGCAATAAGCATTTTTCACCAGATTTAGCGAAACATGAATGATCGGACTCTAACATAGGGTATAATGAATATAAGACCAGGATCGTATCAGTCAGCGACAGCTATGTCTGAAATTCAGCGATCCGGTCGAAGGAGTGTGCTATGAGCAAAATAGCAGACGATCAGCGACGTCGAGAACAAGAGCTAAAAGATGGGTTTGACACCCAACTTCGCTCATGTGAACCGACTCACGTCACAACTGAGCTGGAAAAGCAACTCATTGCCCAGGCAAAGTTCCATGTTCGTCGTAACAAACGAAACCCCCATAAAGCTCCGCCAGCTATCTTCGGTGCCACCCACCTGGATGCTGCCGGGGACCTCGTCTACTCGAATGGTGTTCGAGTAGCTCACGTCGAAGACCAGGCAACATACAACCGCGGTGCGATGTATGTCGATCAACACGGTCGCCTGATGCTTCGTCCGCTCAATCCTCAGACACAGGATCGTCAACCCACACCGCGAGCTACTCGACTAAGCAACTCGCAGCCGAAAGTCAATAAAGACAACGTGGAAAAGATCCTTGCTCAGGTCGCAAAACTCGAAGAACAGATCGCGAAAGCGAATGCGCTTCTCGAAGAACTCAACCGTGTCAAAGCACAGAAAGCGACAAACAAATGAACAAAGAACAAACCTATGACTCTTTCGCCATCGGTTGTAAGCGATGGGAGAAAGAGTGTAAAGATGGACAGCACCAATCACTCGATGTGAAAGTCCAGGTCATCTCTGCGATCGTCGTCGGATATTACAACGAGGAATATAGGACTGTGACCATTGTCTATATCGGTCGCGATTGGCAATTTGCGAAAGATTTGGTCACAGAACGATGTGGTCTGTCCATCTTCACAGCATGGAACAACAATAGCAATTCGGTACTAGAATTCGCTGACCACAACAATCTACACCTGCATTAGGTATTCACATATCACCGGTCAGCTGTGCTGACCGGTGATAACAAGGAGACATCTAAGTGAGTAGAGAACTATTGAAACGTGCCCAGTGACGAAACTACTGCAAATATCGCACTCTCGGTGCGATGACTGTCGCAGCATGGGTCGAGTTCGAGTCAACCGAGGTTGGCGGCGCCGGTTCGGAACATGATTGGAGGTTCTGGCGACATATCTATATACTCCGCATGATGAGGCGACACAACATCTCATTTCGCACCAGACTCGATGCAGCAAGATGGCTCGCGACCGAGAAGATGCGGACATATCGTCGACCTTAACATCCACGTGGATCGAGGGAGGCGGCGATCATCTCGCCGCTTCAGCCAGCATATACTGGAATACAAACAAGGAGACATCATGGCCCCGTACAACACCAAGACGATCATCTACTTCGAGAGGATGCTACAAGAATGAGCAAACAAGAAGATGGCTTACACAAATGGGCACAATATCTCATAGGCAAACCTATGAGGATACTTAAGACGCCGGGTTCGCCGAAGTCAGAAGCAATCTCATACCGACTCGGTGAACGCCTCAACGGGGCATGGTTCAAGTTGGCATCAGGTAACGAAGTATACGTGATGTACAAGGACCTGAGGAAAGCCGAACCAATATGTACAACCGACACAGGTGCCATACTGATAGCAACATTCCAGAATGAAAGGGTTGAGGCGTATCTTTATGCAATCCCTGAATTCGGCGAAACAGCACACCTGTTACAGTGGACAGATATCACCACTAACGACTGGGAAGAAGAGCTACCAACCAAGGCGCATGGCTACCTCAGGATGGGCGAACTTGTGCAGTGTTTCGGCAACGGCCATTCGATGATGCGACCGATTGGCGAGTTCCTTGCCGAATATCCCGTGGAATCGGGAAAGCCTCAACAATCCTAGACATCGGGTGATTCGACGGAGGCCCATCCTGCAAGGTGGGCCTCAGCCGCATCAAGCGGAGAAAGGGAGAACCAATGCTATATACCTACATCACAAAGGTACAGATGCAAAAACTGCTAGATTTGATGCAAGATGGTTGGTTACTCACGCACATTACCGAGAGTGACTTCTTAGGTATCATCATTGTATCATTCACTAGCCCACTCTGGCAAGAACGTAAACGATTCTACATAGAACGACACAACGATGATGCAGAATGGGAAAGGTATGAAGGCTGATGTCGTACAGACGGGTGCTTCCGCGCGACCTGTTCAACGAGGCGCAACTGCTTAAATGCCTCGGGCAGCTCGCACTGCTTGTCAACGAGGGGCAGGTGTCTAAGTCGCTGCAGGTGAGGATGATCCAAGACATGTGCGGCTTCAACGTGCATCAGCACGAGAGTGACGGGTCGCTCTACTGCCTCAACTGCTACCTCTGGCACGGCGACAACAGGGTCATACAGTTGTCACTGCCGTACAATTCAAGGCGGCCGTACCCGCTGCAGTACATGGACACGTTCCAACAGCAGCACCTTGACGTCTTCGCCGGTAATGGCCAACTGTCCGGCGACTTCCTGTGGTTCATAGGAGAACTCGATGCGCAAAGAGTGTAGGTGCGGCGGCGTGTTCATCGCCGAGCCGAACCAAAAGAACGCCAATAATGGCCAGGTCGTCAATGTTCGTGTGTGCTCCCAGTGTGGCCATCGCCACAGCCGTACGGTGCGCCGGTCGCACCTTTACTGGAAGCTCCAACCTCTCAACGTGCTGACCAACGCGATGATGAAGGGGAAACCGAGATGAAGACGATTGTCACGATCACCGTGGCATACAATGAAGAAGAGAGGCGATGGGATGCACGTGCTATACATCGCGATGAGAGAGGTGGCCTCATTATTACATATACACAGGCATGTGGTAATAAAGAAGTGAATGCCCATGCCGTCGCACTTGGTATGGCTGTCACCTGTCGTGCGATCGGATACCTTGTTAATGCCGGTGGCATCAAGCCAATAGCACAACTTAGTATCAAGACACCAGAGCAACTCAAAACACTTGATACCACAGTATATAGATCAATTGGCAAGGTATCTGCCAAACCGGTCTTGCCTAAAGGTTATCAGACGCCTAAACCTGAACCATTCATCCCACTACGACCATCGACCATCTCAACACCTAAGCCATATGTGTTTCCCGCTGAAAATAGAGACAAACAGGCAGCAGAGAGCAAAAAGACGAAAATCATAATGATGGCACATGATGATGAGATCGCTATAAAAGCGATACGAAATTTATTGCCTTTCGTCAAAGAGAAATACCCACTCGTACATGAGTATGTGGAACATGACGAGATCATCGCCAAGAGTCTTGAGGTATATAAGACCCGCGTATCAAATCGTGGCTCTATGACACCTATCAAGATGTCTGTCGTCAATGCCTGCGTGAAACTCAACAGTCCACTCAAGAAACAGAACAAACTCGGTACATTGCCGAAGAAAGAGCAACCAGAATGAAATGCCCAATGTGTGTGATTGAGGTCAGGCCATCTGAAATATCTGACGACGACAAGATAATCGTGTACGATTGTCCCGAGTGCTTCACATCATGGCACCGACAGTTCATGGGTCCAAGGATCATCATCAACGAAGAGTCAACACTTTACTGGCTTGTTACATGCGAAAGCCATCCCGAATACGTAAAGCAGGTACAAGTCCCAGGTCAGCGTAAGGCCGTGGCAGCCATAGCCGAGATGATGCAATATACCTGGGACGACGACAAGGTATCTGACTCGGTGATGCTGGAGTTCACCGCTTCTGCCGACCCACAACATCCTGAATACCCGGGTCTGCGACAGAACTATATCGTCGTCAAGGTGGAGATCACCGGTGATAATAGCGACCAGAAGGCAGCAGAGGAGGTCTGAACAGACCGGTTTCAGAAAATGCCTATAGCATTTTTCGAGAAACCTAGCAAACCATGAATGATCGGGGACCGGCATCGGGTATAATGAATATGAGCCTGAGAGGAGGTGATTTTAGTGCAGTTAACGGATAAAGACATACAGCGTTTTCATTCAAAGTATGAAGAATTGACTGAAGATGAATGCTGGGAATGGTTAAGTATGCGTGATAAAGGCTATGGTCTGTTCCACATAAACAGAGATGGTCGTACAATTAGATTACGTGCACATCGCATAGCATGGATGCTTGCCAATCACGAGCAGATACCTGATGATAAGGTCATTCTGCATGAATGTAATAATTCTGCATGTGTCAATCCCGCACATCTGAAATGTGGTACACAAGCACAGAATATGAAGCAGGCATCAGAACAAGGTAGGATGGTTGGCAATATATCACCTGGTATATACCAAGTGATAAAGACACATTGCCCGAAGGGGCATCAATACGATGAGCAGAATACGATAGTAACAAAACAAGGTCGTCAATGCCGCATCTGTAAGAATGAGGCGAACAAGCGATACCATAATAAATAGACCGGTTCCCGGTCCTCAAGAAGGAGCAACCCAGCATGGCGAAGTTTGACAAGAAACGGTTCGTAAAACATCAATATGTCCAACACTCTGACGAGTATTGGCGTATTACTTTCACCGCGGTCGTGACCGAAGGTTATGACTGGTCCTGTTATGTGTCGGCATCATTCGATGCGAGCGCTCATAGATACGATAAGCAGATTGAAGGCAATCTGATTATTAACGGCGTGATGACCGAAGAGCAGGCGATGAATACCGCGGCTGAGTATGGCAACAAACTCAACGAGGCGACCGCCAAAGGCCTGTTCCCATTCATTCATGAGAGGTATTCGGAATGAGAATAAATCTGTGCTGCTTCAGTGATCTCATTACGAAGAAGGCATATGTCTGGTCATATGCCGCACAGTCATGGATGTCACACGATCAGATGCAATTTACCAGGCGTTTCCTCGATTATGACCATATAACACATAGATGGGTCATCAAGCATGGATATACACCTGTTGCCATGCGAAAGATGGCAAACCGAGGACAGAAAGACAGACTGAAACCTATCTTCGCGTAGCGAAACGCGGTTGCCATTATGGGACCGCTTCTTGCAGCTTGAGACCCTGCAACTGACGAGCTATCTCGCGGAACAACTCACGCAGGAGACTGAAATGTCTGACTCCCCTAAGGCAGTAAACCCGGCATTGGCGAAGGCGATGGCGACCGCCCAGGCGGCGAAAGAGAAGACTGCAGCAGCTCAGGCTGCGAAGGTGGCAGAGGCCGCGAATACTCTGGCACCTGTGACACTACCCGATGGTACGACCACCACACCGAAGGTCAAGGCAACCAATCCCGATGGCACCCCCAAGCTCTCGCCGAAGGCGAAAGCAAGCCGAGGCGTCGATCCTAACATGATCTCGACGTGGGTCGCCTACGATGCCAGTCCCGAAGAGAACGAGAAGCTGCAGAAGGTCGCGAAGCAACGTGGCCTGAAAGTCGCGGCCCTCCTCCTCAACATCCTGAAAGAGGCTCTACCGGCCTACAAAGAGCAGTTCGATGCCGACTATGAGGCATACGAGAAGTCTCAAGTCGGCAAGCCTGCGGCCGGAACCAAGAAGTATGAGGCGATGACCGAAGAACAGCTGGAAGCAGAGATCGCGAAGCAACAGAAGGCGATCGAGAAGCTGCGAGAGATGGCCAACATCAAAACCGCGGCGACCAAACCGGCCGCCGAATAGGAGCCAACCATGGGCCTCGCCGCATATATCGTGCTGACCGTGCTGATGTTCATCTGTATAGGTGCCATAGGTGACTCTGTCTATCACTACATCGGCGAACGTCGGCGGAGGAAACGTATTGTCAAGCAGTACAAGAACAAATCAAGGTAAACGTATCGAGATGGCGATACGTGCCTATACCTGGGTGGTGACTAATGAACACACCACCCAGGCTGAACCATACGAGTCTATGACCATTCGTGATGACTCGGCATGGGCAACAAATGAGGCGATCGAAGAGATCGCCCGGCGCCTATTACCATGTCCATTCTGGGTGAATGACATGCAGACCGCCAGGGCCTTCATCGCCCATGTGGTCGTGTACCGTGGGCTCGGTCTGAACCTCTTCCCGATGCAAGATTTCATCGACTATAAGATGTTCAGTGAATGGGATGTAAAGCAGTTCAATCGTCTGAGAGACGAGTGTTTGAAGTCGATCGGTGTGACAGAATATGTCCTGCTAGTCGACCAACTGTGCTTTGAGCTTCATTTGCTGCTGTGAGGATACACCATGAAATCTATGTACGAAAGGTTCATGGAAAAAATAGACATAGTTGGTGAATGTTGGCTATGGAAAGGTGCTAAGTCAAAAGATGGTTATGGCCGTTTTATTAGCTTTAGCACAGGCCATGGTGATATACTCGCCCATCGTATGTCTTATCTGTTACATATCGGTGAGATAACCGAAGGTATGCAGATACTACATAAACCTGTGTGTACTAGTCGCTCATGTGTAAATCCAGAGCATCTATACCAAGGCACACCACAGGACAACATCAATGATATGATTGTCACAGGTACACATTCAAGACGACTTGGTGCACATAATGAACTAGATATGTGCTCATTCGGACATATATGGACATCTGATACAACATATATTGATCCCGGTGGCAATAGGCGTTGCCGCATCTGTAGAGATCGTAATAACATGCGGTAGGCCTATTGACAAAAAGCCAAACCATGTGGTATAATGGCCACAGTAAGAATAGGAGAATAAATGGGCAACCAATGCGTATGTTGCCATCGACAAGAAGGCGAGCAGAACGGTGACCATATCACCGTGCTCGCCGACGTCGACATCATATCGAAGTTCAACGTACCGATCGGCGCACCGACCTCTATAAGGTTGTGTACGCTATGCATCGGCGCGATGCCTATCAACATAAGCGCGCTCATGGCCATGGTCAATCGACAGGTTGACAAGTCGGTGGCTGATGACGTGCTACTCGGTGAGCTCATCCGGCGGTACATCATCGAGGTATGGCCGAAAGACATAGCCCCATCGTATGAGGAGCTGTGTGACATCCTTAACGGCATCGGTCTGCTCACTACTCGCAACGGCAAATGGACTTACCATAACCTGCGCCAGAAACTGCGTAATATCACAATCGACCGTGAAGCAATCCTTGGCGAGAGGAATGCTGCAACATTCCATGAGAGGATGCAACGTCTCATGCGAAGTGCAACGATCTATACGGCCGGCCTGTTCAGAGCGCAACTCGAAGAGCAGATCACAACTCATGACCCGCATGAATTCGACACACTACCTGCCGACATGCCAGGTCAACGACAATCAATCTAGGGTGGCTGGCAATCATGTTTGTTGTCGGCACACTAATCGCATTTGTCAAGTGGCGCATGATTGCCAGCATTAAGCCGACAAACCGTGATGTAGAGAAGACATTAGAGGAGGCATACAAGTGGCGCGAATACAAACCCCCGTCGTGGCTGGAACAGGAACAGCAGAACGCACGGGAGCAGAGGGAGGCAGCGGCTTCAATCTTGGAGCTCTTGGGCGAGCCCAGTCGCCAAGCGAAGGGCCCATCGTCGCAGTCGACCCTGACGCCCCATGGGCAAACTGGCCGGTCCCGGCGCAGGAACCCATAGACGCGAAGTTCGTGCGCCTGGCGGCAATCGAGCCGCCGGACCCGTGGGGGGCGTCGATTGACCCAGAGCGTGGGCAGGCGAGGCCGGCCCCACGTCTGGCGATGGTCGGTCCCGACGGCCTGCTCGGCTTCCCGACGCGGGCCGCACTGCAGGACCTAAGCCGCAAGGTAGGCTTTGACACGGATTTCGTGCTGGACAAGATCAGCGACCCCGAGCTCCGCGCCGCGGTCATCAACGACCGCCTCGGGCAACTTGCGGCGGCCGACACGTCGATCATGCTGACGAAGCAGCCATTCATGGTCGCCACGCCCGGCGGCCCGCAGGCCGACTCCGACGGCGCCATGACCATAACGAACGCGTCCCCCGGCTCACGGCAGATCGTCCCGCATGGGTGGGTCGCGCAGACGGTCCTCAACATCATGCGGCAGGTGTACCAGGAAGACGTGTCCGTGGTGTCCGCGAGGCTCACCGACCACGGCATGGAGGTACGGATCAGGACCAACCTGACGATGGAGGTCACGCCAGGCGGCCGCTCGGTCGGCGATGTGCTCTCCATGGGCATCCTCGTCTCGTACCGCTACGGGCAGGAGCTCGCCCTTGGCCTGTACTGCGAGAGATTGGTCTGCACAAATGGTATGACGGCCAATCGTGAGGCATTACAATGGAAAGCAAACGGTACGACAGTCCGCGATCAACTCGATTGGGTTACCGTCAACGCGGCCGTCGCCGTCCAGAAGTTTCCTGATGTCATCGAACATGCTCGTCTGATGGCACAGACTTCTCTCGGCGATCATCCGGAGGTCGCTCTAATCGAACGAGCACGGGCGATGCGGGTCCCTCGAAGTCATGAGGCACTCGTTCTCGAAGCATATCGGGCAGAGCCCAGTTCGACCGAGTGGGGCGCACTCAATGCGATCACCCGGTATGCGACCCATTCCGAAGATGTAGCCGACACTAATCGACGACGGTTGCAGCAGACTGCCGGCAACTGGGTATCGACCTTCGATATGGTCAACGCCCGACTTCCCCGCCCGATGGCAGAGGCTATCGGCGCGTCTATCTATGAAGAAAGCGAGGCTTAGTGGAGCAACAACTGCAGATCCACAAGAACTACATGGAGATGGCGGCTCTCGCCGTCTCCAAAGCCCAAGCACATGCCGATGATGCTTCGGCTGCGGCACTGACACCTGGGCAGTTCACACCAGGCGCGGCAGAGAGGCATGCGGCCGCGGCTAATGCTTGTGCAAATATCGCGATCGCCAGTCTCATTTTTGGCCTCGCCGATGCCATAAATGGAAAGGTATGATGATGGCAACAAGAACTCCTGAACTCACTATCAACTTCAGCAAGACACCGCCGATGAACAAGATCAAGCAAACGGCGGTTTTCTCACGTCAGCAACCTCTCGTCGAGATCGGGTTGATCGTCGTGCATGATGATGAAGATGGCAGAGATACTGCCGATGTGACAGTTTTCATCGGTGGTCCACAACCGGGTTTCATGGACATCAATGGTATACAGACCAGGATATATGTCTGTTCATATGAGATCCATGGCTTATACGAATCCCCGATCGTCGGCATGACATTCCATACACTTGTTGACACTGCCGAACTATGGGCAGAATATGTGGTCAAGTGCTGGTTCAATGATCTTGTGGCTGTCAGGATCGCCGGCATGGACAGACTCTCGCCACGACCTGAGGTCAGTGGTGGTACATTCCTCATCGCACCATATGATGAATCGCCGATACTACCACGAAAGGGAGGAGGTTGCGGCTGCAGTTGAAAAACAATTGGCGTGAGTCGACACCTGGCATACAATTCATCACGAAACTCCTTGAGTGTGAACTCTCACAAGAAGAGATCATCGCCAAGCATCGTCAAAGGTCGTGCCAGGGTAAGCATCGGCACCAGTCGTTAGACGAGGCCAACGAGCGAGCGAGAGAGATGGAAGCGGAAAATCCCGGTCATTTGTATGAGGGATACAAGTGTCGGCATTGTCCCAAGTGGCACGTTGGTCACGCCAAACCGAAAGAGTAGATTGCCGTTAACCGCGGGGAAGGACCGACGGCAGTAGCCCCAATAGCCTTTTGTCGGTGGTGCTCATTATCCGGATGCAATGGGTGTAGGTTCGATTCCTACTGTGGGGCTGGAGGCTGGCATAGTGAAGCGCCATTAAGACGACACACGTAAAAGAAAGGTATAACAATGGCAGGAGATTTCTGTCGTGACATCGGCCTCAAGAATGACGGCGGCTGGAATGCATGCTGTGTGCGTGCTGAGCAGGCCTATGCGGCAGCCGTGGCATCAGGCGAACCACCCGCACTTGCGAAGATCCAAGAGAACTCGGCGATCTTCCTCTGCGACCTTGAGTATGCCTATTGCTGTGGCTTCAAGGCCGCAGAAGAGGCTGCACAGGCACTCGGGAATGCGATCACAGATTTCTTCAACACACAGATTGGTCCATATACTGTGGGCCAATGGGTCACAATTGGCCTGACGATCTACGTGGTCGTCCAGGTCTTGCCTGTCCTGGTTCTGGCACCAATCGGTCTGTAGGAGGTTGTCATGACTCATGGACCACAGCCACAGCTCGCCGGTGCATGTGAAGGTGCCAGGACTCTATGTCTGGCACGGGCAAATACAATGCCACATATCACATTGGCACAGGCAGAGGCTCAATTTGAGGCTTTTCTTGCCTGTCAAGTCCAATACTTCGCCTGTATCGCGGCACAAGCCGTAAAGAACCTTGGCGATGCTGGACAACAATTCGTCAATACACAGATCGGCCCATACACGATAGGACAGTGGGTCCTTATCGGTATTACGATCTATGTCGTCGTACAAATCTTACCCGTGTTGGTACTTGCACCACTCGGTATCTGAGAGGAACAGACAATGACATTCGTGATAACATATACACCGCCGACGCCTGTATCACCGACACCGGTACCGGCACATAATCCACAGAGCATCACGATCACTCTCAATACGCCATATACCGACCCATCGGGTAGCGGACAGATGTGTGTCGATGCGACCATCTCAGGTGTCAATAACCTCGCAAACCTAGGGTTGACATCCAATGTCATCACGTTCTATGGTCCGGATGCGGCGACCGTTCTGGATGTGGCGAGTACGGCACTGGGATCGCTCTTTGCCCAGATGCCATTCGCTTCCCACTTCACGTCGGTTGTACCGGCATTCATGACCATTTCGGCATGGAATGCGAAATACCCCGCCACACAGTGGCCGACTTCCTAAGTAACAATTTTCACCCGTACATATAAGGCCGGTGCATTCGGAGTGCGCCGGCCTCTTAACGAGAGGAGAGGGGGCGAGATGATAAGTAAGGCATCACGATCGGCTGCCACTATGTTCCTGTGTGCGGCATGTTGGTCGTACGGCATAATGCTTATGGCACAGACACCTGATCCTGTGACACATAGATTGCCTGAGAATACGCCGGTGAAGCTGCGGACTGAGAAGGAGCGCGGTGTCTTACCACCGAAACTCAAGAAAGAAGACCCACGAAAGACAAATCCACGTATCTTCAAACGTCTCACCCCGGCAGAGCAGAAGCAACGACAGCTCGATGATGCCAAGTGGGCCGATGAACATCATAAAGGTCTACATACCGGGAAAGATGGCAAACTTCTACCGGCAGACCAAGATCAAACGCATCCCGATGCGCAGAAGGCGGCGGCAGATAACCTGAAAGAACATCTGACCAATGAACAAACCAAACAAGTGACACAGCAAGCAGGACCGGCGAAACAATAAGTTGGAGGAGATGTGGATGGCGCAAAATCCTAGAGACCCGCGGTTCGGAAAACTGCGGGCACTATTTGCAGATCAAGACAACAAGAAAGAAGAGGTCACGGCGATGAAAGAACGCCGTGACCGTCTTAACAATCAGATACAAGATGTCGAGAATGAGCAGAAGGTGATCACCTTGCAGCTCGAACATCTTGTCATGGCAATGACACGTGATGGCCTATTGAATGTGGATGGCAGTGAGGCCATACAATATCAACAGCCGATGTCAGAACCTCAAATCGAACACGAGACAAGAGCGGAACCATGGGAAGGGAATACGGGTAATGCCAAACCCATATCCGCTTAATCTTGACCATGATCGTGTGGTCCAATGCCCACAATGTCACTTCTGGGTAAACAAATACGACTCCGGCCTACCCGGTCCATGTAGCGTATGTTTGACATTCTCAGAAGAGTGGGATGCCTGGAATGTTCTCCGTGGAATAGTCGAAGATGGTCAATTCCTCACACCAGAGATTTCCGAGGCCTACCGTGAATTGTCGTTAGACCTGACCTGCATGATACAAGAGAGGAGGAGGGGTAGATTCTGACGAAAAATACTGCATGATCGACTCGAAAATAAGCCATACAAGGCCTTGACATCGAGATGGCATTCCGGTATAATGAATTCAGCAGGGGTTCAACTTGCTGGTTCCGGCTTGCCGGTTCCGGGCCGTCGGCCTCTTCGCCAAAAGAGGCCGGCGGCAAAAACTAAATCAAACCAAACACAGGAGGCATAAGAATGGTCAAGCTTGCAGACGCGCCGATCACCCCGGCCGAAACCCATGTACACAATCACAGCATCCCAGCCGGCATCGTCGAACAGGCGACAATAGCGGCAACGACTGCGGTCGCTACTCCGACGACAGAGAAAAAGCTGTCGCCGAAGAACAAGAAGTCTCGCAACGTTCCCGATGACTGGAAATCCACATGGCTCGCCTATGATGCACCGCCCGAAGAGAACGAACGCCTCCATAAGATCGCGACTCAGCGGAAAGTCAAGGTCGCCGACCTGCTTTTGATGGTCCTGAAGCACGGCATGCAGGCATACGCCGAGCAGTTCGAGGTGGATGTCAAGGCCTATGATGCGACCCCGCATGCGGCGAAGGCAACCGTGACGACCAAAGACGTGACGGCCATGGCTCCCGAAGAGGCAGAGGCCTACGTCAACAAGCGTGCCAAGGCGGCTGCGACCGCTCTGGAGCGTGCACAGGCCCAGCTCGCCGCACACCGCCAGCGGATGGCAAATATCCAGGCCGCAGCGACCGCCTAGGCCCAACATGCACAACCGACGTATCGAGAAGGGGCACCGGGGAACCGGTGCCCTTTCGTAGCATCAGGAGAACACAGTGGCGCATGATTTTTGGGTTGCACCAAATGAGAACGTCGAGAAGGCGTTCTGGGACTATGTGGCAACGAGGCAGGAGGAGTGGTACCGCGAGAACGTAGTACACCTCGGTACACAGGCCCCGGAGTTCGCCGCGAGGCGCAACGTCTACCGCGAGCAGGACCTCTTCACGCAGTACTGCGTCGAGGAGATCATGGAGAACCCCGAGCACGAGCAATTCTGGCAGATCGTCGCACATCAGATCACCTTCCGGATGCTCAACAACATTGGCTCGTACGAAGAGGTCAAAGAGCTCGTCACCGAGGCCGCACATGGTAGCGAAGACTACATGATGGCGATCGGCATAACACTCGATGATATGCTGCTGAAGAAGCAGAAGCCTTTCGGTCGCACGATGCCACACTATGAGCCAGAAGAAGGCATCGAACCACCTACCAAAGGTGAACGGTTCGCAGCAATGCTTCTCGGTGCATACGAGTCACTGAACAACCTTGAGACACTAGCAATCAAGGATCAAGGTGACATCTCTACACTCATCCGATTTCTCCATCAGATACCAGGCATGCACGCCGATTGTGTATGGGAGGTCGTGATCGACTGGATGTTGCCAATATGGCGAAATAGGTCACGGCGGATTGTGCCGACATGCAATATCTTATGTGAGGAAGACGAGTCGCCACGTCTGCATTTCGAGCATGTAGGTATTCATGCACTTGCCGGTCTCATGCTTATGGGTGTACAAGGTGATGATCGCACAATCCAGAGGGCATTGCACGGCCTCGGCGACTACTATAAACAGCATTATGAGCTCGGGCAGAAGCGTGGGTTCAGGTCCTTATGGCTTGGGTATGGTACGTCGATCAGCCTGGACGGGCCAAACCTGCTACAGTGTCTCGGTGAGTTCTTCAAATTTGCGCGTAACACGATACGTCAGGCACCCGAGGTTGTGGGTTGTTGGAAGCCGAAGTGTATTACCATCCCGGCATACAATGGATGGTTGGAGCCGCACTACAAGCTGCACATTCCAAGCGGATGGGAGTAAGACATGCCTAAAGCAATCAATACCGAGACGCTTGTTAGATTGAATAATCAGGCGATGCTCAATGGTCACAATCACATCGACCCATTCGAGCTTGACGACAAGGTAGATCCTGAAGGTGTACATGTCACCGGTCAGCATATCTACCTTGAGAAGCAGAACATAGTGCGGTGCGTCTGGCTTGTCAAGACCGTCTATGGTGATGTCGGTGATACCAATATGATCGACATACCATTCGCCGACTTTAACACACTTGACGAGGCCCAAGATGTACTGAACCGCATGACCAAAGAAGCCCAAGAGGCGGAGGGACGCGAGTGGCGACACGAGTTTTAGACAAGGCACCATTTCGTCTATCGGCGGTGAATGGCAGGATATGTGCGACTGGTAATGATGGTGTGCTTAGAGCCCTATCACGCATAGAGGGTTCATCCATTTTCGAGTCACCATACGGGCCATACATCTCTTTCGGTGGTAGCCGCGAGAACATCATGGCTGCTGAAGCGATGGCCGCTCCCGCCTTTGTCGCACCGGAATATAACGACCTTCGGCGAACGCTGATGGCGCCTGACCTTGGCGACCTGAGAATGTGGAGGGCAATCGCACCTGCACTCTCTCGTCCAATGATGCCACATCAAGAAGAGTTCTGTGCATTCGCATGGCCACAACGTGGTGTCATCAATGGCTCTGAGCAAGGCACTGGTAAGACAACTACTGGCATAGTCCTTGCGACTGCATGGGCAGCAAAGGTGACAGTGGTTGTGGTGCCAAAATCATTGGTATCGCAATGGGAGGTAGAGTGGTCCACTGTCGTGTATGATATGTCAGAGACGGCAATCATACCACTCGTCGGCCTCTCGATTGCCGACCGTCTGGATGTACTTTCGAGTATGATGCAGATAGCACCACACATCGTAGTCATAGTTAACTATGATGTTATCTCTAAACTGAAAGTACGTCTTGTACAGATAGCCAAAGATCACCGTATGACATTGATACTCGATGAGTCATGGAGGATGAAGTCTGAGTCATCGGCATGTTGTAAGGCACTCATTACGATCGCCGATATGTGCGATCATGTGATATGTCAGACAGGTACACCAGTTGCACAAGGTATTCGTGATCTATGGTCGCAGGTTCGTGTTGTCGAAGGACCGAGTGCCAGAATGGAGACGCTCAAAGAATGGATAGACTGGTACGAGCAAATGGTGTGGGTCAAGAAGAACGGCAGGATGCAACAGGTACCGCGTGGTTGCAAAGATCCCGTCATGCTCATGCGGCGTTTGGCCAAAATCTTCTACCGAGCACAGAAAGCATCATGCCTTCGTCTCCCACCCAAGTTGCCAGTTCGACGGGTTCAGCTCGATATGCCGCCAGATATGCGAGCAGTATACAAAGAGATCGAGAAGCACGGAGAGAGCGCACTTGGAGACGGTTCATCTCTCGCAGGTGAACGTTCAACGACCTTGCGTCTCCAACAGGTCGTCGGTGGATTTGTGTTCAATCCTGATGGCTCGTACACCGAAGATGAGGCTGGACAGACACATGACCTACGCTTACGTCTCATCCATTCACCGAAGGCAGAATGGCTACTACAGTACGCCGAAGATGAACTATTGCATGATCCATCGCATCGGGTGATCGTATGGTTCAAATTCAATGCAGAGTTGCTGCACATGCACCGACGACTCAGCAAATTATATGATGAGGAGTCGCACCGTATAGGTATAGCGGTAGATGATATGCCGGTCGATGATGACATCGAGTCATTTAATTCACGTGACATCGATGGCATTCAGATATATCTATGTCAGTACAAGAAGATGGCATATGGTAAAAACATGCAAGGAGGTGATACACATATCTACTTCTCACATACCTGGAGTCATGTAGAGAAGAGTCAGAGTGCTGACCGTTCACACCGCATCGGCCGCAACGATCCTGTGGAATACATCGAACTGGTCATGCGTAATTCGATAGATGGTGTGATACTTCATGCCACAGATAATCTTCAGGACATGCAGGACAGGTACGCCCCGGACACGACAGGAGGCATGTGATGTGGCCAATGCAGGTGATATTCAGGGACACGCGAGGCAGGGACCTGAGGTACTGCAGCGTGTACACCATACCGATGAAAGGAGACGTGATTAGGAACCTCACTAACGACGGGGTGGAGTACAGGGTCGTGCGCATTGAATACGACATCATACGCAATACACCACCGAGCACGATGGTACCAATGGCGATCATAGTATCAATGGAGGGATGATGAAGATCAAGGCAGGCAAATATCCCGGCAGCCATAGGCAACAGTTCACTGTGACAGTCGATGCACGTGAGCTGTACTGGCTTCTGCAAGTGGCGCAGATGAAGCACGATGAATGTGCCAAGGACATTGCAAAGGTCCATGCCGACAAGAGAGATGCGGCGGACCTGATGAACTACGCCTTTCATCAAGAGCATACTGAGACCATGCAGAAGGCACTTGAATTCATCAATAGCAAGCCGGCGACGAATGAGGTCTTCGAGAAGGAGTTCCGACTGTGACGAAGAACAAGCAACCGAAGCATGACTTTGAGTTAGAAGAACATGTGATGGTTGACCTAATACAAGGCGCCCACAGACCGACCGGTATCCAGATCGAAGGTGTCGTCAAAGAAATTAAGTTAGTCGGTGACATTCAATTCAGCATCCGCATACGTGCTCGGCACCTCGATGGCAAGACATACACGATGTGGGTACAGAGGAGATTTGTACACAAACTACCCGTTCCCACGGATGACGACAAATGGGGTGAGTGGCATGATGTACAAAGTGACGGCGGCATCACTCGATGGCGCCAACTCAAAACACCAACGGAAGGAGGGATTTAACAAAGTTTGGCAAGTGGTTTGGTTCAAAATTGGCCGCCTGTCATATTGACAAAACCGGCCAAACGAGGTATAATTTAGTATCGAACCTGCCTTTGGTGCAGCATGGAAGGAGGCCCTTGCATGCAGAATGGACCGATGCGACTGTCAGATATGACGCAATCATTCTGGCAAGGCGTTGTGTACGGTCCACCAGGATGTGGTAAGACGAGCTTCGCGACAATCTCGAAGCTATCTACATTCATTCTGGATGTGGACATCGGTGTGAATACGACGATGGCGAGACGTCGTAAACTCGGGATGGCACTTGACAATGTGTTTGTATGGAAGATACAGACTGTCGGTGACTATGATGCAGCGATAGATTGGTTGGTTGCGAAGGGTAATATACGTTACTTCCAACTAGTGGTTATCGATTCTGCTACCGAGCTTCAGCGTATCATCATCAAAGAGACTGCAGACAAGACGAAACACATGACCCCTGAGCAACGCGACTGGGGCATTATTCGTACTGTCATGGAGAACACTACAGTGATGTTACGTTATCTCCCATGCAATCTCATCTACACCTGTCATGAAATACAGAAGTTTGATCCTACGGTGGGTAACCTATGCTGGCGACCATCGTTCGATGGACGTTTCGCATTCGAGTATGCGAAACACTTCTCATTTATCTGCAGGTTAATCGCAAGAGCCGGTCCCACCGGGCAGGTAGATGCGAACAATAATCAGATCATGGGCGTCCAACGCGTCCTTGATTTCGGGCCTGACCCACTCATCCATTACAAAGATCGTTCATCGGCGATGAACAGGTATGAATGGCCAGTGCTCGATGACATCCTTGCGAGAATGGTCGCAAGTACACACGGCGAACCAGTCAAACCTTAGGAGGCGACAGTGAGACTCAATCAACCTGCGGGCGGCGCACCGCAGATGCCACAACCGGCACAGCCGGCCCAACAGCAGTTGCAGTATGCACCTCAACCGGCAGCTCCGGCACCCCAGCAATACGCCCAGCCGCCTCATGCACAGCCAGCACCACAGGCTCCACAGCCACAGTTCGACCCGGCACAGTTCGCCCAGCCGATCCAACAGCCACAGCAGTATGCCCAACAGCCTCAACAGCCGCAATATGCTCCGCAACCGGTGCAGTATGCTCCCCAACCGGCGGCATATCAGCAGCCATCGCCTGAGGTCCCGCAGGGAAATGGCGCGTACGGCATCCAGCCACCTGCGCCCCAGCAGCAGTATGCACAGCCGCCACCGCCGATGCAGGCACCTTATAGTCCGCCTGCACCACCACCGATGGTCGGAGGGATTGGTTCTATGCTTGGCGGCCAAGGTGTGATGGGCAATCTGCTCCGTGACATCAACTTCGGTGGTGTCATCGAACGGAATACCAAACTGCTCAAGGTCAAGGACAGTGCAGGACAACCGGTCGACTATGAGGCAGAGATCATGAAGGTCGATGCAAAGACGTCGAGTACCGGTAATCAGATGTTCGAGATAACACTTAAGACATCCTTCCCTGTCGAGGATGCCGGTGTGTCAATGTGGGACAATCTGACGATGAACGAGACGAGTCTATGGAAGCTCAAGTCGATCTTGCGTGCCTGTGACCTTTTGTCTGCCGATGGTGCCGCATTCATTGGGCGATCGGAGCAAGAGATGGTTGGCAACATCGTCCGCTTCCAGATCAAGCACGATGAGTATGAGGGTGTATTCAAGAACAAGGTGGCGACCGGCTACTCTGCAGGGTTCGAGACACCGGGTCTGCCCGGTGCGGCACCTGTCGTTCCGATCCAGCCCGCACAGGGACCTGTGCCGAACTTTGGCCCGGTCTAACATAGTCATGGGGACGCCCATGATAGACGCCGGACGGCAAATCCGGTAGTCGTCGGTAGGTGTATGCGTCGAGAATAAAACCACCATTGGATAGCTCAACGGGAGGCACAGATCGACTAGACAGTTGGTCAATCTTCTGTGACTGAGAGCAGGGCTGCCGGTATGCGTGGTTCGACTCCATAGCCAGGTGGGGTGTAAGGCAGCCTCGGCGCATACCAGGCCGATTATAGGAGATGGCAGAATGCCAGACTACGAGAGATACAGCGATAGGGGACTGCTACTATACATAGTAGAGCAGTTGGAGAAGATCATGTCACTCGATCAGAACGAACAGGGCGAACTCGACGCCGTTAATGCACAACTAGCCACACTAGGTACCGACGTGACCAAACTAGTCACGGACGCGGCCACAGCCAACCAGGCCAACCTCAACCTCATCTCACAGCTGCAGACGCAGGTGGCCACGCTCCAAACGGCCGCCGGCGTGTCCGCGCAGCAGATCGCAACCGACCAGGCGAACATCAACTCGATGAAGCAGGCGGCCACCGACGCATCCACGGCGGTCGTCACCGGCCTGACCGCGGTGGCGAACAGCCTCACCGGCGCAGACACGGCCGTGAAGGCCGCCGACACGACAATCACCGCGCCGCCGGCGCCCCCGACGACGCCGCCCGTCACACCGCCGGCACCGGCGACCCCTCCGGTGAGCACAACGCCGCCGGCCACCGACCCAACCACACCTCCTGCCACGCCGCCGGCAACGGACCCGACGACGCCTCCCGCGCCGGCGACCCCTCCGACCACCACCAACTAGTCACCTAGTTGGTTTGGCGTAAAGTGGCGGCTTCTTCCGGAGCCGCCACATTTTATCAGAAGGTGGGTCAGGACCAATGTTACCCCGCGACATTGAAGATGCTTGCGTGCGCATTGGTTGGCCGGTGGTGTACAGTCGTTATTTTCCCCAAGGTCTTAAGCAACCCTCACCGAAAGGAGAGGTATTCTGTAGGTCACCGTTTCCGTTCGCGAACGACCACAACCCGTCGTTTGAACTAAACGTTATGACCGGTCTCTGGCGAGACTGGCATACAGAACAACTGATAGGTCTGAAGGGTGGTAACATCGTGCAGTTCATGGCCCTCATGAATGCACCGGTCGAACCAAGTGGGAAGCCAATTCCGGACTTCCCTGGTACGGAGAGAACATTCAGGATTGAACTAGGATTAGCAACACCTATCAATCTCGAATGGATGGCTGCAACACAGGCAAGATTAATGGACCATGAGAGTCCAGGTCACAAGTTGTGGGAGAGACGTAAACCATGGTATAGAGAGACATTGGCGAAGTTAGGCATCGGATGGGACCCAGACAAGAATAGGCTTGTCATCCCATTACATGACCATCATGGCAAGATTGTCAATGCAAAACTATATAGACCAGGCGCCGATGTCAAGATGTTGTGGCAGGCGATCGGTCTAGGTGGTAACTTTCTGTTCCCGTACATATCATGGAACGATCCATGGCTCATACTCGTTGAAGGTGAACCTGATGCAATTAGTCTGCGTTCGCTCGGCTTCAATGGATGTTCGGGAACAATGGGCGCAGGTTCACCGGTACCAGAAGGATTGTGGTGGCATGGCAAACGTGTCTACATATGGATGGATGCCGATGCCAAAGGTCAGGAGGCACAAGAGGCCGCACTAGCAGCTATTCGACGTGGTGCAAAAGATGTACGGATGTGTTCTCTACCACTGTGGGAAGGTCGTCCATCAAACGCTGATGCCTCTGATTTCATCATGTACCTATTCGGTATAGGCTACTCTGTCGAACAGGTACAACATGAGATCGCAAAGGTACTCGGTGCGGCACAAGTTGCCAATATGGAGTCGACGATTTTTGACATGGAACCAGTACATGTCGAATTCAGTAATGCACTCACATCGAGGAATGCAAGAACACGCATAGGTTTCGATGGTCACATAGTTGGCAAGTCAGAGACGAAGTATTCGATACCTAAGGACATAATTACGACATGCCCAGGTAATGGCTTCCCGATGTGTGACAAATGTGTGATGCACAAACAATGGCATGGAAATGCACGTTTCAGTATCGACTCACGTCTACAGGTGGCATTGAAACTGGTGATGATCGATGATACCAAACGAGATGCCGCACTGAAACAACACTTCCATATACCTGCTAGATGTCCGGCGATAAACTTCGATGTGCAAACATGGTCGGATATGGCTATCGCATCAATCAAAAACACACTCAGTGACCAACAGGAGAAGATGTCATCATTCAACGACAACAGTAGGTATGAGGCACTCATACTGTTGTCAGAGGACGCGCCAACTATCAAGCAGAATGTGGATTACTCATTGACCGGGTATGTATGGCCATTACCTAGCAACCAGAAGCAGGTAATCGTCGTCGACTCATTCAAACAGAAAACATCTGCACTACGCGACTTCAAGATGACGCCTGAGATACGAGCAATGCTCGACTCGTTCATACCATTGAATACGGTGCAGTCAGCACTGGTCGATGTAGCCGACGACATATCTGCATCACAGACCATGATCTACCATCGCATGGACCTGCATCTTATGCTGAGATCGGTGTTCCATTCGGTGCTGGAGTTTCCATTCAATGGTAGCCTGTACCAACGCGGTTGGCTTGAGGCAATGATTATTGGTGACACCAGGTGTGGTAAGTCCGAGACGTTTAACAAGATGGCTGCCATGTACAGAACCGGTATATTCGTAGACGCAAAAATGCAGACACCTGCGGGTCTACTCGGCTCTGTCGAAACATCTGCAATCACCGGTGAGAGGTATGTCAATGCTGGCATATTCCCACAACAAGATGGCGCGGGACCTATATGTCTGGACGAGTTCAACACGACAAAGTGGGGCGAAAGTTCTATACTTGACTTTCTCTCATCTACACGTTCGTCTGGTCTCGTGCAGATAATGAAGGCCGCCCAGGCAACAATGCTTGGCCGTGTACCATTGATAGTCATGGCCAACCCAGGCGTGGGCAGGATGATGATAGACATTGGCGGGTATGGCGTGGAGATCACTCGTCGCCTGATACCACAGCCAGAGGACATCGCTAGGTTTGATATGGCGATGGCTGTGGCACAAGGTGATGTGCCTGCCCATATACTCAACTCGGTTCGGCAGCCACGCATGCCGAGATGGTCACACGAGGCACACCGCGCACTACTATCATGGGCATGGACAAGAAGGCCACACCAGATAGTATGGGCAGATGGTGCAGAACAGGCGGTTGTACAGATGGCAGAGGCAATGTGCCAGAAGTATGACTCAGAGATACCATTTGTCGAACCGTCGGCACAACGCATGAGGATCGCCAAATTGGCGGTCTCGGTCGCGACACAGGTATTTTCATCTGATACAAGTGGAGAGATGCTCATCATCAGACCAGAGCATGTATTCACAGCATGCTCGCTCTTCTCTACATGGTATGACAAACCATGCTTCGGTTATGACAGGTACTCGCAACAGGTGAAGGTGGATCGCTCTATCGTAGAGCCAGCGAAGATCATAGCCTTGCTTGATAATGTGCTAAGTCAGAACCCAATCGTGCTTGGTGAGAAGATGGTCCGCATGATCGCATTCTCAGAGCGATCATTCTCAACCATCATACCGATGAAGTTTACCGATGTGCATATGTGCATGCAGACACTATCTGCGAACCGGTGCATATATCAGTCGGCGAAAGGGCGCGACCTCTACGAACTGACACCGTCATTCGTGAGGCTGCTTGAGGAGTATATAGCAAATAAGAAGGCGATAGGAGGAAGCAATGCCGGACCTTAAACAGGTGATGGACACAGAGTTCACCATACCGGTGAAGCTGTATGGACGGTATGATATACTCGTCACATATAGACCGATGGCACATATACCAATCATGCCAGATCCGACGAGCAATGCCGAAGTGATACAGAACTTTATCACTATCTTTGTCATAGTGGTGGCCGCATGGGACGTCGAATGGAACGGCGAGAAGGTGCCTATTACAGTCGAACGTCTCAGCGACGGCTTCCCGACGGAGGTACTACAGATCATACTAAGTGCAATCGACTTCGACAAGGCACATAGGAAGAAAGAACAACCTATGTGGATGTCGAACCCGGAGGAACCAATCGGAAATCCTGACGCAGGATAGTTTCTCGATAGTCATGACATTGCTATGGTCAGTATGGATGGCTACCATCCTGGCCATATTGCTATGGCCTCAGGAGGAAGATAATGGCAAGGGCGCAGGCAACAAGGACACAAGAATTGTTGGAGATGGTCGCAGAACTACTGTCGGAACTAGGCGAACCGATACACTACAAAGACCTGACAAAGGTCATCACAGAGACAGGCCTATGGGAAAACCCATGGGGCGCCGAACCAGACCAGATACTCTATTCGGCGATGCACAACGATGTAAAAAAGCATGGAACAGACAGTCGCTTCATCTTTTGGGGCGGTGGCATATTCTCAACCGCATTGATCGAAGGGCGTGAAGAACTGCAGACCATGGAGGTCAAGAACAATGCGAAACCGAAAGATCCGTATTCGCGGCCGGGTGACATGCCAGGCGATGCGGAGAAGAGAAGGGTTGCGACTGAAGCAGCAGAGGCCGATAAGAGATGTGGTAATTGTTCGTCACTTTTCTGGGAAGGCCCAAACATCTGTAGCCATGAGATTGGCTCATGCACTAGAGCTTCTTTATCCAAACGGTGGACGATTTTCCCTGCGGTTGCCGCCTGTCCTCTATGGCGTAGGCGTTCTGTAGCACAGATGAACCATGATCGAGTAGAGAGGCAACAGACTATACTTGAAGCAGAGTTCATTCGTTTGACAGGCCGGCGACCGTCAGAGAGAGGTAAGAAATGAAACCACCACGCATGAACCTCATACTTGCCAAGACAAGATATGAAGGTCTGACATTCATCGCCGACAATGCAGCAAGGATGTTCGGACCGACAAAGGTTGTCACATCCATCGCCGATATCGTACAGTTCGGTGATATTAGACGGCATCTGAAAGACCTACAGATATGGAAAACACCTGCATTCAATGCCAGTCCTGATCGCGACCTGCTCCGCGAACTTCGCATCGAGCCATTCGAGGTCAAGTTTGTCTGCGTTAACGGGACGTTATACCCATGCGAGACAGCACGACTAGAGGTCTACGGCGGCAAAGATGACAAGAGAGCCAATACAAAGATCGACATCAAGTTGGCCTACGGTCTATCGATACAACTTTCTTTCAACGGTGTGTCAGTGACACGGCATGGCACGATCAACGTATGTATGGGTGTGATAGAGGATGCAGAATGACTTTCGTTAATCTACATGCACATACCACATATTCATTCCTCGATGGGTATGGCAAGCCGGACCAGATAGTCTCGCGCCTGCAAGAGCTAGACCAGAAGGCATCTGCCATAACCGATCACGGTAATATCTTCGCACATGTCCCTGTCGGCAAGGCAATGATAAAAGCTGGTATCAAGCCGATCTATGGCTGTGAGTTCTACATCGTAGACAATATGTTTGTCAAGGAAGGCAAGCATCAGAAGTCTCTCGGTGTAGATGGTGAACGGCATGTGACTGTATTCGCGATGACACAGAATGGGTATACCAATCTACTCAAGTTGTCTACTCTCTCATGGCATGATGGTTTCTACTATAAGCCACGCATAGACTGGCAGACACTTGCAAAGTACCAAGAAGGTCTCTGTGTCCTGTCTGGTTGTGTCGGCGGTTACCCGTCGACACTCATTCTCAAGAAGGGACCAGAGGCAGCATATAACTTCATATTGGAACGAAGAGCACAGATAGAACACTATTACATCGAACTCATCCCACAGCCAGGACTAGGCATCAGTACAGAGACTTTCCCGGTACTGATGGACATAGCGATGGCCACGAATACGCCGATGGTGATGACAAGTGATGCGCATTTCCCACGTCCAGAAGACCATATAGGCGAAGACACGATGCTCTGCATAGGTCTGCGCACAACCATGATGGACAAAGAGCGCAAGATCAAGCTTGAGGGGTACCAACACTACGGCAACGAGGTAGATATACTCAAGCGTGTATACGATCAGATGTTAGGTATGATGACACCTGAAAGAGAACAAATGCTCATCGGTGCCATACATAACACCGGCATCATCGCAGACAACTGCGAGGTTGAAATACCACATGCGAAACAACTCCTGTTCCCTGGCATCGGTGAGAAAGATGATGCAACCGTACTGTGGTCATGGGTAGAAGATGGTTTTAGACACAGGAGGGCACAGGGATGGATCGACGATACAAACGAAGGCATCTACCGCGAACGCGCCCATATGGAATTTTCTCTTATGAAAGAGAAAGGGTTCTGTCACTATATCCTATGCTTGACAGATATATGTCGATGGGCGAAGGCCCAAGATACCCTGGTGATGTGTCGTGGTTCAGCCGGTGGTTGTCTACTGTTATGGTTGTTAGGTTGTTCGGAGACGAACAGCGTATTGCACGACTTAGACTTCAACCGGTTCATGGATGTGAGTCGTATGGACCCTCCAGACATCGACGTCGACTTCGAGACGAAGATGAAGCAACCGGTGTACGAATATATATCCAAGAAATATGGTGCGGACAACGTCTGCCAAATTCTAGCACTTGGACTAATACGTGCGAGGGTCGCAGTCCAAGATGTGGCGGCAGTCTATGGTATACCGAGAGAAGAATACAGTCCTCTATCGGCGGCACTCGATAGCAAAGATGATGATGTGGACCTACAGATCGCCAACCTCAGGGACCCGGCAGCACTTGCTGTCTTGCACAAATACCCGATCTTCGGCATGATCGACCAACTCGTTGGACAGGCCAGGCAGAACACTATCCATGCTGCAGGTGTTCTCATCTCATCTGAACCACTGACTAACACGATCGCGGTGTGTGAACAGCCAGGTAAACCACGTGTTTCATCGGTGGATAAGCATGGTGCGATGGACCTGGGCTTTCTCAAACTCGATCTACTGACCGTTATGCAGTATGATGTGCTCGCCGATGCAGTGAGAGCAATCGGGGCGAATATGTCATGGCTCTACAACCTGAGGTTCGATGATGCAGAAGTGTACAGACTCGCTAAGACTGGTCGTGTTACCGGTGTGTTCCAACTCGATGGGGCTGCGATTAGAATTGGAAGTCAGATCGGACTTGATAGGTTTGACGAAATCTACGCAGTGTCGGCTCTATGTAGGCCTGGAGCCGCTGACTTCGTGCCACTCTACCAAGACAACAAGTTCAATCCACAGGCTTTTCAGAAGTTTCTTACAGGGGTTCATCCGCTCGCTGCCGACATCGTAAGGCCAACATATGGTGTCCTTCTGTATCAAGAACAGGTGATGAAGATATGCAATCGACTCGGCAAGATACCAATGGATCGCGTCCAGAAATTGCGAAAGCGAATAGCAAATGCTTCTTTTCATGGAAAAGAACTTGGGGCGGAGTACGGAGACGATTTCGTCCGGGGCGCCATGGAGAATGGGTGCACCGAGTCAGAGGCCAAACACTGGTGGGAAGCAATAAAAGCCCACGGCATCTATTCGTTCAACAAGGCTCACTGCGTGACCTATGGGATCGTCGGGTACTGGATGTTGTATATGATGTCACACTATCCGGCCGCCTATTTCGAGTCATACTTGAAGCACGAGGGTGCATCCAGTTCTTCCAATCAGTTGTTGATGAAAAGACTTATACGGGAGTTCAGGCGTCATGGTGGCGAGGTACAGATGATAGACCCCGTTCTCTCGCGGAGTTCTTTCTACTCACCACGACCTGGTTTGATAGTCGGGGGATGGCGCAACTTAAGCGGTATTGGGGAGAATACCGCAGAGAAAATAATGGCTGGAGGCCCATACCGAGACTGGAAACACCTGCAGCAAAACCTACCTGTTGGACTCTACTACAAGTTGCACGAGGCTGGCATGACAGGGGCAATGCGGCAAAATGTCCCGGCAATGGTGGAACTTGCTCCGTGGATGCCTGTGCAATTTACCGGTCCTCAAGAACAGAAGATACGGGAGCAGCTAGGATTGGCACGCCCATCGGACTTACCCGAAGGGGAGAAGTTAAGCGGCGACTCTTTGGTGTGTGGATATGTGACAGCAATCCAGAAGAAGGCCCGCACAGGACACTTCAAGGGGGAGACGATAATATACGTCTGTGAAGATGAGACCGGTGCGATCGAATTCCGCATACCATATAAGCAGACACAACTGGCACAATCATTTAGGAATTGCATCAAGCTTGGCGACTTCATTGCTATACAAGGATGGTGGGCCGGTGAGATGATGTTCTTGAAGAACTATGAACTACTACATAGGAGGCAATAGGTGATCGAACAAGCACAGATAGTGAACAGTGTTGAGTTAGATCCGGACTATCTGCCCGGGCTGATAGACCCGCGACAGATGAACTACATCAGGGTCACATCACTCAAGGCATTCGAGGAATGCCCATACTCGTGGGCTGTCAAGTACCTGACACCCGGCGAGCCGGAGGAGGAGCATAGGACAGGCGCGGCCGCGATCGGGACCGCGGTCCATGCGATACTTGAGGACTTCCTGATGCAGTTACATGCCGGCACCGAGGCAGGTAACATGCTGACGAATTGGGAGATCGTGCCTGAACATGAACACCAGGCAGTGCATGACTACATGGCCTCAGTCGCAGATATACAAGCTATCAATCCTATCGCCATAGAAGAGAGATTGTTCTATCCGATCGTGAATGGTATGCCCCCGATCAGCGGACAGATGGACTTTGTCACAGAGATACCCGGCAATGGCTTACTGATCCTCGACCACAAGACGAACCGCAAGTTCGACGGTGTGGAGTTCTGGCGGATACAGTTGCAGCAACTGTTATATGCCTGGATGGCCCGTAAGGAATGGCCAGGTTACAGCGTGTACAAGTTCCGTATCGGGTATCCAAACCTCGGCTCATATGTAGAATGGGAGACATCCGCCGACGATGATGAACCATTAGTAGAGCATATCGAGAATATATGGACCAAGATACTGAAGCATTCGTTTACAAATATATGGCCTCGCCATATTAATCAATACTGTGGCAGATGCCCAATCAAATTCAGTTGCCCATTGTACACCGAGGCAACCAACGGGCTTGTGTCAAGCCTGCAAGCCAGGCTGACCACGGCCACCACGGCATCAAAACTCGAGCAGATGAAGGCGATACTCAAGGTCGTTGAAGCAGAGAAAGAACTGCTTGAAGCGAAACTCAAACTTGAGATAAAGGAGGCAGGAGGGCGACTGGTGTCTGGCGACAATGTCTACTCCCTTGAGTTCAAAGAACAAAGAGAGGCAGACTTCCGCACCGTGTGGGGTGCGATGAATGGCTGGGCGAATGCACAGGTCGAGACAGACCCGAATGCGATCGCCACACTCAACGAGATACTGCCGATGGCATTCGGCGTAAGGGTCACCGGCCTTGACGCAATTGCCAAACAGATACCTTCTCTTAAGCAACCATTCGCGAATGCTATGCAAAAGGTACCATCGAAGAACGCAACGATAGTCTCAACACCTAAGAGGAAGGGAATAGACAAGTGAAGGTCACACACATGCAAGGTGTGAATGATAGTTCATACGGTCACATCGGCGTATACTATGCCGAATGGCCAGAACAACTGCGAGGTGTACGGTGTATCTTCGCAGACAATCCCGATGTGTCAGAAGTACACATATTCACACCTATGCCTGGCAACCACAAAGTGGAAGATGTCTTCAAACAGGAGCAGGAGACCGTGGAGGAACACACAGAATGTCAGACGAAAGAACCGGTGGCACCGGATCCGATGAATTTTCCAGCATAAAGATACGGGTACCGATAACCAAACTCGTGGCAGAACGATGTACACATCAGGCCTGTCCTGGTTGTGGCCACGAAGTCGAACCGATCATCACAAAGCAAGAGTTCATCAATTGTAGGACAGTACAACATATCATACAGGCATCCCTACCGGTGATACCTAAAGGAGGCACAGTGCAGACAGAATTCATACCACCATTGATGGCCCTCGGTGAGAACCCGATGCAGACACAGGTCCGTGACTTCATGACAAAAACAGACCAGGTGCGCGGTAACCATAAAGTACTCGGCGAGCTCGGCGACCCGCCGATGATACGTGACAGTATCCTCCGTGAGAAACTCATTCGCGAAGAGGCTAACGAGGCGGCCGACGCGATCGATGCGGGCGACCTCGTTGAGGCGGTAGATGGACTCTGTGACCTGATGTACGTGACCATCGGTGCATTCGAGGCATTCGGTCTCGATGCCACGAAATACTTTAACATCGTGCACAAGTACAACATGATGAAGACAGGCCACCGTAAGGATGACAAAGGTAAGGTGCTCAAGCCAGAGGGATGGGTACCACCACAAGAGGAGATACGGCAGGCACTTCTCGATGACGGATGGGAGGGAGACTAGTGGAGAAGTCGGCACGTCTCAAAGAGAGCGAGGCCGTCCTATTCATCGGTAGGCAGGTGATCGATGACAACGGTCACCTGCGTAATGTAATAGGGACGGTCGGCATGGACCACAATATGTGGTTCAAGATCGAAGGCAATGGATTGCTGCAGGTTGATACCGATGTCGACTGGGAGTTGACAGAGGCATTATACAAGAAACAGGAGAGACAGAAGAATGAGCAAAATAAGAGGAGCAGGCAAGGACACACCTCTCACAACTGATGGACCACCGCAGAGCCATGTAGATGCAAGATACGATCTACTCCACCCATTCGCAATGCAGGCTATGGCAACGATCGCAGGCCGTGGCGCAGCAAAATATGGAGCGAATACATGGCAGGCGATCGGGCCAGAGAGTCATCTCAACCACTCGATGATGCACATACTCGCCTTCCTGGCCGGAGACACGTCTGAAGAGGACGGTGACCCGGTCGAACATCTGCATCATGCCCTATGGCGATTGTCGGCGACGGTGGACCAATATGATAGTGGCAGACATCAGCATCGGCATGGTTCGCCATTATCTCCCGAGCAGAACTTAACTGCAAAGGCGATCATTCTCGCAGATCATCTGTCGAACGAGTATGAGATGGTCCGTAAATCAAACCAATCATCGGTGTCAACGAGTGATCTATGTACGGACATCGTCACTATCATGAAGGAGGACTGACATGCAAGTCGGGGACCTCGTGGTAATCAAACCGCGTGATGCGTATGAGAACTGCCTTGGTGCAGTCGTACAAAATGTAGAGGGACGCTTCAAGAGCCGGATGTTTGTCATTGACGTCCCCGAGCTGGGTAGCATAGTCAGAAACGAGTGTGACCTTAAAGAAGTCACAATCGAACAACTACAGAATGGTGAGGTAGAAATTGTCACACCGACAGTAGCAAGACTACGGATGGACCTGCAGGTCTACAATGCGGTACTACTCAAACGGTGTGTCGCAGGTGATGATGAAGGTATCGACGAATATGCCGGTAAGGTTGTCGAGATCGAGATGGCATTAGAGGAGGCGATGAGTGGATAGGCAGGAGAGAATAGATCGCGCATGGCTCAGGGCCGCGCTTGCATTCGCCATGACGATGAGCAAGGACCCAGAGCGAAAGGTGGGCGCGGCGGCCGTCGACAGCACCAACAGGCTTGTGTCTATGGGGTACAACGGCTTTCCGACGGGCTTCCCAGACACGCCAGAGAACTGGGCCGACAAGGACCTCAAGAACGCGATAGTGCAGCATGCCGAGCTGAACGCTATAGTGAAGGCGCCATTCTCGCTTATCGGCGGCACGTGCTATGTGACGCTCAAGCCGTGCCACACATGTCTTGCGCAGGTAGCCAACGCCGGGATACACAGGGTGGTCTGGCTGTGGGACGGCGTACCATGGAAGTATATGGACGAGCTGAAGTTCAACATAGTGCGAGACGAGTGCATGATACAAACTGTCGAGTACAGCCAGAGCAACGTCGAGTTGTCGATGATCGCGGCATGCTCATACTGGAACGGGGAGAGAAGGAGCATATCACCAGAATGACAACGCTTGTATTCCCAACGATGAACAGGGCATACTGGGGCATGTACCAGCACGTCAGGCAGACAGGGACGGTGTTCACACATCGTGGTGCCGATTGTATGGAAGTACGGCCGTTCATGATGAAGATCACACGGCCCGAACTTAGTCTGTTCACCGGTATACCACGCCGAATGAACTATCGTTTCTGGGTGGCAGAGACACTTGGGTACATAGCCGGCTGGGGTACATACATGGGTCGTGAGTATGCCGAACTGTTGACCAAGCTCAATAGCAACTACAGGAATTTCACGGACCATAACTCGGGTGAGTTATTCGGCATGGTGAAGTATGGCGATGGCTTCAGGTACGGCCTGCCACGTGCATTCGACACACTCAAGCAGAACCCGGACCGCCGGCAGGCCTTTATCCCAATATGGGAACGCCATACCGAACACTCATACCAAGAGAGTCCGTGCATGGTTGGTATGCAATTCTTCACCGAAAAGCGTAACATCCTCAGTACAGATGGTGGTGATGCCCAACAGATATACGTGCTGTCGGCGATGGTCAACATCAGGAGCAACGACCTGAACTGGGGCGTTCCATACGATATTGCCGCGATGTGCGCCATACAGATTGCCATGGCCAATGCACTCGATATACGTATCGGAAGCTATTGGCATGTGGCAGTATCTATGCACTACTACCTGAATGGGAACAATGGTGAGGGACCACCGAACATCAACAACCCTGACCATGAGGCATATCTACCAAACCCGCCGAGGATGCCAACATCATTCGCCGGTGATGACATCAGGTTCACGCAGGCACTTGCACATAAACTCTTACTTGATATGCACGATCACTTCGTGGTGAAGGAGCGGAAGGCATACAAGTTTCAATCCGATCATGAGGGAAGTGATTGGGTAAAACAATGGTGCGACATCTTACGATGGAACTGGCCAGATGCGAAAGCCTAGCTCAAGTTCCACACTCATCCGCACGATCCAAGAAGCGAGAGACAAGGCACGTGATATACTTGACTCGTCAAAGTATCACCGGGTCGGTATTATATACAACGGTACGAATGTGGTCTTCTGTATCATTGCCCCACAAGTGATGAAGATACCTAATCACTTCGAGCTTGTTGAATGGGTATACAAGGAGGGAGAGGATGCGAGAGTCTGACCAGTATGCACCACTATGGAAAGGCGCCAACTCTGAGGGTTGGCGCCTATGGAGGATAGCCGACGGATCGGTGGGTAAGAAGCCATGCGATATAACCGGCGTGGCGCCGAATGGTCTAGGTGTATGTCTGGAGGTCAAATCATTTGATAGAAGGGCCCCACAGTACGCCGACTCGCCTGTGTGGCCCCTCTACGCGTCCCATCAGATAAGGTGGCTAGACCTATACGCGGAGGCACACGCTTTGGCGCTTGCCGCCGAATATGATGAGACACGACGTGAAATGCGCCTATTCTGGATACGATACCTTGACAAACAGACTGATCGACCTACACCATACATGAGATTGACACGTGAAACAGACGGTCATGGTGGCCAACTATGGCTCGGATGGAATGACTTCCTTGACAGGGCCCGGCCGGTTCTTCCGTAGAATAATGACCACCCCGGTTATCCTATACCGAGAACCATTCGAGAGTCCACCGATCAATCTGGTTAAGTTGGTCTAGACCAGGATGGTGCCTTTCACCCATTCCTCAAGTTGGTCTGCATCGAAGCGGAATCTGTCGAGGTCGACGGTTCCGCTTCCGACTCCCGGTACAGTTCCAGTTTCACTGTACTGCCACCACGCCCAATCACTCCAGGCCGATGGTAATTCAATCTGTACGGCATAACAGGCGAGCCAGAGATGGTATACACCGAAGCGATGTACTGTCGGTGTGGTCTCAGGATTGGCGAGGTCACGGTCTATGTAGATCATTGGCGAACGCTTACGACCTGTCCGCATTAATTCGAGTATCCCACAGGCCTCGGTAACTGCCACATCCGAACCGATCCTGGCGATACCATCTCTGTCCTCGAAGTCCAGTACAGGCGGCAGGTCTGTATCTTCAAGACCACCGAGTTCATGCAGGATGGCAAGGAAGTGATTGGCCTGTGCATCACAACCTTTACCAGCTCGATGGAAGTGATATGGCGCCCGCCGGAATCCGGCCCTACCGGCACCGTACCAGTTTGCCTCACCGAACGGGTCTGTGAATGTCGCACCTTCACTCAGCTTGATGAACACGACATCATGGCCAGCCGCCCTTGCTGCCTCCCAATCTATCGTGCCATTATTGTCAGATACATCAAACGCCATCTCAGCCTCCTTCGACAGGCGTCGTAGCTGTAGATACTGTCGCACTGGTTGTCACTGTACCAGGTATCTGACTCGGTGCGAGTATATTGTGTACAATACGCCCACCGAGAAAACCTGTGAGTCCACCGATGATAGCAACCATAATCGTGCTATCCATGACCTGCCGGGTTGTCATAAATATGACAATCCCGGCAATGGCATGGACAAGTGCAACGAGTATGAGGCCAAGTGAAATCACTAGGTTAATGATGTCTTGTGCGCCCCATACTGTATTTTTCATGATGTGGCAATAGCCTCATCGACGAGCTCGTACTGTATGGTCACACCGTGATCGTTGTACAGGCTCTTGAGTGTGTTGACATTCGGTGTGTATGGTGCGATGAATTGTATCGCTGCCGGAAGTTTGATGTACTTCTTCACATGGATCTTCGTGATGTCGATGAAGGCCGCACGGAATTTAATGTCCAGCGAGAACAGGAAATAGACATCTTTCGTCGTCGGTGGTGGTGTCGGATCGGAGATGTTGATCGACGGGATTAAATCTGTCTGTGTGGTTGTGGTTGTCGTCCCATCAGTCGGGTCTGTCTGTACTGTGGTGTCGCTCATTGTCTGCCTCCTAAAAAGCACCGGGATTGATGTCACCGGTCTGTTGTATTTGCTGGCGTCTGCCCTCCAGCTCGGCTATGCGGCCAATATGCCCCAGTCGTTCTTGCCGCAATATGTCTATTTCTTCTGCATGCATACGACGTTCTTTTTCGAGTTGGTCATTCAGATTACGAATGATTACATCTTTAACTTCGATCTCTTTAGCGAAGTTACTCTCGACAAATATGAGTCGGTCTGCAATCAGTTTGTCAATCGAATTCATACGTGTATCTACTGAAGAACGTCGATTGACATAGGCTGTAACTAGAGCAATTATTGCTCCGGAGGCCATCGTGAGAAATCCGATGATTTCACCTGTATTGAGTCCCATTTGCCCTCCACTATTGCGTTATATATTAAGTTACCTATACAAAACGCAATCACGACTGGTAACACAGTTACGGCTGGGACAGAGAGGCCTGTAAAGATGACAGAGTACCATGCGAATATGAAGAACATCATCTCCATAAACATGGTAATGACTTTGAGTTTGGCATTGCATATATAGATGGCAATTACCTGCATGATAGCTGTACATAAAAGAAGTATGCCATGTACCATGATAGGTATATTTCCACGTGTTGCAAGCCAGAGTGATTTTGAGATAGGTTCGATCGGATTATGCACATAGATAAGTTGGACAGCCCATCCTACCGCATAAAACGATATGAATATCTCGAATGATGTCGCAGCTCGACAGAGTGCCAGTACATATCTTGTGAACTTATCTATCGTTGAAGATAAGACAAGCAATACCTTGATTTCTCTTCTCACCTTTTCCATAGTTGTCCTTCAGACGCTGCGGGGTTCATGCGCCAAGTATTTCTTCCCGCTTTGTGATGGAATTATCGGGTCAGTACACTGACCTCTCTATCCTGCTGCATAATGTGCACTAACTCTGGTCGAACTCAGAGCAGCATTGTAGAATGCCACCTTTTGCAAATATGCACCAGGACCAACGTAATTCGAGCCACCACCACCACCATTAAGATTGCCGATGTATGTACTTCCTGACCCAGGTGCATCCATTGTACCAACGGTCTTGGTAGTACCAGTACCATTGATATAAAAGATCATGGTTGTACCTGACTTCGTGATGACTACATGTGCATTTCCGTTTTTGGCGGCACCAGCAGTCGGACCGACGACACGTGAGTCAAGTGTCTGATTGATGTCAAGTGTAGTAGAGTCACATTGTGGACCCCATCCGGCAGTTGAACTACCACCGATCCACAATGGACAACCGAAGTTAGTATTAAATGCAGCTGTTGGCAAGAAACCCCACCACTCGACAGACCAGTCACTACCAGAGGCCAACAAGATCGCAGGTATTGTTATCGCACCAGATGAACCAAACAATATACATGGATCGGTACATGTTGGCATACGTGAAGTCTGGTTAAGTGTCAGACCTGACTGTGTACTCGAGTTCACACCACCACTTGACACACTATCATGGATAACCGATCCACTCGTCTCATTGAGTGGATAGTAGTGTACAAGCGACGACTCGGCAAGTATGATCGAGTCATATGTCGCCGCAGCCACCGATCCACATGCGGCCAATCCAGACATACCGGTCATCGCTTGTATTGGCATTAGATGGTCTCCGTCCAGGCATGTACACTGAGCTTGCCGATCACACCAGAACCAGCAGCGGCCAATGTAATGATTAGTGCATGGTTGGCAACAGCATTCCTGATCGGTGGATCGAACATGAAGAAGCCAGGACCGGCGGCGGTGATGTCAGCCTGAAAGACTGTCGTACCACTGACGTCTTCGATCTTGATCGAACCTGCAGGTGTACCACCAGAGTACGACCAATACACACCGGCGAGTATATTGTATATGCTGGCACCGGCGGCGGCAAGGGTGACAACAACTGCGGTGTTCGCCGATGCAGTGTTTGTGTTGCCACTGGCGGCTGGCTGGGCCGCCCTGCCTTGCTGTGGTACAATGTCTGTACCATTATTGACAACACGTGCATTCTGTGTCGTTCCTGAGCCATCTTTGATTGGTATACTTGACATGTTTTCTCCTTATAGTCCTGTACCGATACCGATAAGATATTGCGAGTCCTCGACACGTGAGAAGTCGAGTTGCAGTGCATCTATGCCTGTACTTGGCCATAGCCATCCAGATTTCAATGCACTTTCTATCGCTTCGAGTCTTGCTAACAGTGTGGCATATGTACCATAGAGAGAAGATACACGTGCATTCCTGACTTCAGGGACAGTAGGTGCTGTTGCCGTACCTGCGAGATCATTGGCAAGTTGTATGACGCCGACAGCAGATGTGGTAGCATTCGGTGTGACACCTGTCACATGCTCCCATACTGTGCCATTAAAGATGATTAGATCGCCGACATTCCATAGAGAGATACCATCAATGGTAGTAGTACCGGCTGTACCTACACGATAGTATTGTCCATTAGTACCAGTACCACTGACAAGTGTTGGTGAGTTCGTGGAGGCATTCCATACACCCTGATAGACAACCTCACCGGCGAGTTGTGATAATACCCAGTTCTTTGTGGCCGCATCTTGGGCACTCACAGGATCGACAACATTCGTCAATTTATGTGTGCCCATTGATTGGTCGCCTGTAAATGGCGTCGTACCATCTTTCCTGACAAGTGCGGCAATGTCCGCCGTCAAGCCTGTGACCTGCGACTCGGCTATAGAAATAGACACAGATGCAGCGGCGGTGAGACGACCCTTGGCATCGACTGTCAATGTAAGTGTATGGTCAGACGCACCATACGAGGCAGCTGTCACTGCCGTAGTTGCAAGTGTTGGGTTAGGATATGTACCTGCAAGATCACCACCTGCGGCACCTGTTGGTGATGCCGGTGCGCCAGATCCCGTCAACTGTAACCATGCCAGAGGTCCGACACCTGTTAATCGCCAGTATGTATTAGTTGCAGTCTCATATGCGACCTGTCCGATGTCGGCCGATACGATTGTATATGCTATACCAGAAGGTGTTGTCAGGCCAGACCCGGCTGCCCGTGTTGTTGAATTAGCGAACACGAACCTCTCTAGGCGATGGTTCTCTGCAGCATATTGATGTCTGCTTTCTAGTGTCATGTATCACCCTTCCGAGATTAGTACAACACCATCCTCGAACAAAATGGTCGGACCAACAGGATCACCATTGGTCATGATCGGTCTGCCAGGTGCATTAGCCGCATCACTTGGTGTGGCATATGGGTAGTTATTCGCGGCGATCGTCACAGAGACAGCAATCGCAGTAGACAACGCCTGACCAGGCGAGACCGCCTTAACGAGGATCGTTGAACCAATAAGCGTCGATGCCACCGGAACACGAACAACTGCAGTCGTGACATGCCAGAACCTCTCTCCTGACGAGTGGCCTGTCATTGATGAACCGCGTCTGCCACGTGTCAATGTAGTAAGGTCGAATGCAAGATTACCAGAGCCCGCGGCTACATTCTGGAAACCTATCATTTCAAGTCCACATAGTGCCGCATTAATGCCATTACCAATATCTGTCGCGGCACATGATGCAAGTGTCCCTATATTATTCAACTGCACATCGAGAGTATTTGTGCTGTCGATACCATCTGCTATGGTCCCATCAGCCAGAGTATTAGTCGCGGTACCGAAATCACCACGTTGTGTTATCTGACCACCCATTGTCCATGTCGTACCACCATCTGTAGAGTAATAGATTGTAGCACCAGCCCAACCTGTACCACCGGTGGCAATAACATAGAACCCGGGGAATAGGCCATCTGCATCTGAGAACTCAAGACCAGAATAGGCATCGAATTCTGTGGGTACGCCGACAGATGATGTTGTCTGTGTCGCAGCCTTAGATATACCACCAGGGGCATTCTGCTGCATGTACCCACCATATGGACCAGAGATTGTGTTCGCCGAACCATCACGGACTACATTGAAAGCGAGTACACCGAAGGCAGATATGTCTACCTGATTGACGCGGACACGGATTGTATTCGATGAGTCTACATCGAGTGTGAACGGTGCGGCCGGCGAAAGGTATAGCCACTTGAACCCAAGCGATACTTCGTGCGTCTCTCGCTCCAACCACTTAGTGTCAAGTATACGAGAGGCTGCCTTCCTTGCACTGATGTCATCCATCGTCAGAGTGGTATTCACAGTCTGCGCATCTTGTACAGATTGGCGACTATGACGAATATCACTCTGTAGTGATGATGTATACAATCTCTCCTGTGAATAATATGCCACATCGACACGGAATGGTAATGACAAGTCTGACATGCGGTGTGATGTAATGATCGCAGGTGCCTCTGAGCCTGGAGACCATTCATGACAACCCATATCAGGCTGTGTCACATGCCCTATCGATGTCTCGCCACGGCGAACCGCCTTGAGCATCCCATCATACTCAACCACATCAATTGCAAATACTTCGAGTAATGATTGCACACATGAGTAGGCCGGCTCACGTGTGAACACGGCATATCCGATACAATCATCATAGGCATCACCGAAATCATAATCTGTTCCTTCGGTGAGACCGCACTGATTGGCCATATCTGCCAGTACATCATATACCGTATTCGGTGCATAAGGATCGGGCAATAACTCGAATGACATCGACGGTATACGATTGCCCCAGTTTGTAAGGTCGAGGTCTTGGAATACAACATATGCCTGCCCACGGAATGCAGGAGTAAGACCAGAACCGATGAATGATTGCATCAATGAGTTCGGCGTCTGTGCCTCATCACCGTTGTATATGGTTATGGTGTATCCGGATGTGGGGGACTCTGTGCTATCATAGATGAGCAAGTCTTCGGCCCAAATTCGTCTAATACCATATATAGGCCCACGGCAAACAGACACAGCGAAAGAACAAGTGTAAGTGTAGTTAGTGACTGTAGGGCCACCGCCCTTTGCAGACACATTTGATTTGTGCTCCACCAAGTCCGTTGCCCAAATAAGGTTAGCACCAACGCGAGTTGCCCCATACACAGATGGAATAAAAGCCCCGTATGTACTACCCGTCGTATGTAGGTCATCGAGCTTCCCCCTCTCTGGATGTTTCGCAAATAGTATGCCACCAACCAAAGCACCGATGTTAAAGCCAAGTTGGGCACCCGCAGGACCACCTGCCAGGAACCCTAAACCTGCTCCTACAGCACCGAGTGCAAGGGTTGCCATTAGACACCTCTCCTGAAGTTGACAGGTCGATACAGACCGACGATACGCCGATCCCAGTGTCTATCCAACTCATGTTCGACGACATGACCAACAGTCTGGAAGGCATGGATAATCATGATGTTAGGATATGGCTCTGTGACCATGGCAACATGTTGTGGTGATGCCGCGATGTTGAACAAGATAATGTCGCCTGGCAATAGTAGTTCAAAGTCCATGACTATGTCGCATGTATCACGCAGGCGCTTCCACAGATACTCTGCATTGACTATGGGTGAATACGACTGATCGTCAAGTATGAACACATTTGCGGCTGCGGCTGCGGCGATGACAAGGCCGATGCAGTCTAGTCCGTTCTCATTCCTGCCGGCATGAAAGAATGGCACACCAATATGTGTACGTGCCCATGTAACCATCACAGTTCTCTCATGTTCTGTTAGTTCCATTATGATGGTGGCCTCCCAACCTGCATTAGTTTGTCGATACCTGGTACATTAGGTTCGCCGCGGAAATTAACGACATTGTTAAACTTCGCACTACAGGTAGAGATCAAACGATCACAACCAGTCACCACTGTGAATGTATCACCGACCTGTACAGGAAATGGGAATGGTTCATGCAGAACAAGTCGATCAGATGTACCGGCCTTATATCCGATCAATTGTATGAATATATTATCCACATTGATATGGAAGAATGGTGCACCATTATGTGATGGTGCTGTATGCCGTATACCTGCTGTTAGTGTAGAACCTGCTGCGAGATTAATCGCAGTGACTACATCACTTCCGAATTGAAACGCATCTGTATATTGAGAACTACCTGATGCCGATCTAAGTACGACATCATTGGCTCCACCTACAGGAAATTGGACAGTGAGTTCATCTGTACCTGGTGAGAGTGTATGGATCAGACTCCATGATGAATTCAGTAATAATGATGCAGAACTCCATACACCAGCAGGTATATTGAAAACCGGTGATACAGATGTACTGAAATCTAATGGATCTTTATATGCCAGGTTCGAGAATGTTGCTGTGGTCGGTGCAACCAAAACCTCATCAGGATCATTGTTATTTGAGTGCGTCTTAATCTCACGACTATAGCCGGAGTTCAGACCTGATGTAGATGTAATCAGACCATAGGCATAATAACCAACGGCAGATACCATACCACTTAGATGGATGGTATTCGGATCATCTATTGATGTTACTGTGGCACCCGTGGTGGTAGCATTATTCGTATCTACTGTTGTACCAGCAAGATTGAACTTACATCTACTATCACCGAGGTGGAACACACGGCAGGTAGGTGAACATACTTCACCCACCTGCTGTTGGTATCTCTGCATTATTGATCGCACAGAAGCTGTATACTGATTATCTTGTAGACTTACATCGCCTATATTCCCCCTTAGTAAGATTACCGAACCATTTGACGGGTTCGACCAGTCACACAGGTATATGGTAATGGCAGCATTGTCATACAACCCGGCCCGTAAGTCCGTCTCTGTTATTTTGTCAGAAGACAAAAGTCCTGTAACGTCCAGGTTGTCAGGAGACCCACCGACCTCTTGGCGTATGTTTGTCGATTGTGTAGCCGACATCGCCTCATATACCTGACCTGACAGTGTTATGTCTTGGTCATGTGTTGTGAACCCAAAGATGGTACCATCACCACGCACCACCTTAATGCACATCGCAAGACTCATGACCTCGCCTTGAAGTGTCGTATTAAGCGCAGATGGTATGTTGCGGCCGGCCGGCCGTGGGTTTGCAGATTTGTATCTCACACGACCTAATTGGTATCCAGTTGTATCTGTCACACCAGGTGCACCACTCAAAATTAAAGCAAGTGTACCTGGTGCTGTAGGTACTATACCAAGTCCATCTGTACCAGAATTCGTCGCCACTAAAACACCATCGACATAAAACTTCGAGAAGTATGGCGTGACGATTAGACGACAAATATATGTACGGCCAACCGCAGGATTGACATTTACAAATGTAGCGTAGCTGCCGAAAGGAGCCGAAGGACCTTGCGCGTATAGAGACCATTGTGCCTGAGAGCCCCACTTGATGCCGGCTTGTATCTGTTGACCTGACGCAAGACATACCGAGATGAGTGTGTCCTGTACAAGGTCCGATAGGCATAAGATGCCAAACGATACGTCGATGAGAACACCATTCGACGTACTCGGGCAGAGGTATATCGAGTCGACATTATGTACTCCCATTCTCACGAAGCCATTGCCGACCAGTACAGCATCATTGTCACCGGTTGAGAATGTAAATGCCGATCCGATCGCAGGTGTAGAGGCTGTCAATGCCGTGCCATGACTTCCAGGCCATGACGTGTCTAACTGTACACTCATATCAAGACCTCTATTAATGGTGTTGACTGTAGGCTTCGTGACCCAACATTGTCCTGAGAGAATACAAGTTGGTCGATGTCGAACCTGACCGGTGTATCAAAGTTGCCTGACCATGTATATGTATGGCCTGCATTGAAAGACGTCGGGGTGATAAGACCTGTGGTGTAGTCTAGTGTGAATGTTGTCGACGAGCCATTGTCATATAGGATCACCGATGAGTCATTACATGGCTTCTTAATCGCACGTATCTCGGTATTCACCCCATCAGTGTATGTCTTCTGTAACTGCATCGTAGATCCAGCCACGAGTGCCTCATGGCTGGCCTGATAGTCTGACCAATCGCGAAACCTGAAACCATACAGACGACCCTTACGGGCACGGAAGAATGTGAGGATGGTCTGCATGTCAGTCGGGTTAGCAGTATAACCAATCTCGTAACGAAGCCTTGCATTAGACCACATCTGCACCCTCTGCTCTGAACCAGAGTCAGCCACGACCACACGGGTGGAATACATTGGCCCACCTTGTGTGCCATTCGCATAGTTTACAGGAAATTGTATCTCATGGAATGAAGTCATGTTATCTTCTCTGTGTGGCCTGTATGGCACGTGATGCCGATTGCATCACTTGGTGCGATGATTGTTGAAATGCCTGTGGATTGCTCACACCATAGACATGTACATGAACAGTGGTGTTGCCACCGATTGAACCATTCGGTGTCACGACTCCGCTCTGTCTAGGAGTGAATATCTCAGGACCATTCTCGCCGACTATGTATGAACCATTGGCCCACGCTGGTCCGCCACTGGCAAGGAAGCCACCAAAATTAAAACTACCAAGTGTAGAGGCTAGGCCACCACCATCTGATGCGATTGGTGTACCCATACCGAATATCGCACCAAGACCACCACCTATCAGACCAGCTGCATCACCAGCCGCAGAGGCCGTGCTTGTTGTGCCACCGAGCAGACCTGTTAGCAGGTTGCCAAGTCCACCATTGATTAGTTGTGCGAACTGAGATGTCACCCACTTGTTGGCCAACTGGAACAGCATGTCATCGAACCCACTGATGATGTCAGCAAAGAAGTTCTTAAAACCTTTCTGCTTAATATTATCAAGTGTCTTTGAGAACAGATCCTCAACACCTTTGAGCATACTGTCGACTTCGGTCTTGACGGCCACAAGTCGCTGGAACTCAAGGACTATCTGCTGTTGCCCCTTACTGAGTTCGTTCCATTGCGTATTACTGATCTTGACGCCATCTGTGTTGATCTTAAGCGAGTCTGTCATTTCAGAAGTTGACTTCTTCACATCATCCATGATCTTCTGGACTTCTTCCAGTTTTAAGGCCAATTTGTTATTGGCCTCCATGGCACTATAGGCAGCATCTACTTCGGCCTGTACTGCCGAACGATCGGTAGCAGGTATACCACCTTTATGTGCCTTGTCGTATTTGTCCATCTCCTGCCGTGAGAACTCAGCACGTTTGGCACCTTCAGGGTCATATACGGCACGTAACGTATCAGCCGATTTTTCCACCTGTGACTTGAGTGACTGTGTGATGTCTTCATGCGCACGAGCAGCATCATTCAACTGCTTCTGGTGGTCAATCTCTTTTGCTGTCTCGATTATATGATCTCTTTGTGCCTGTGTCAGATTACGATACTGTTCAGTCTGCAATTCGAGACCTAATAGAGTTGCCTCTGACAGTTCGCCGAAGTTACCATATTCAATCTTAAGTTTGTCAAGTGTTGTAGTCTGACCCTTTATGATACTATCGTATTCTTTGGCACCATCAGCGGCATCAGCAGATGCCTGTGCATTCCTCGCAAGTTCTTCTGCTGCATCTTTACCAAGGACGGTAAACGTTATTTGGTCATCCATAATCTCCTTGAGTACCTGATGGTATACCTCAAGATTATCTGTTGCCTTCTTCTGTGTCTGTTCTTTGATACGAGCAACAGCATCATCAGAATGGTCTTTGTCAGATAGATCAAGCGACTTCATATTAGAAGCAAATGCATCTATAGCATGATCGCCATATTCTTTGCCATAGTCACCGGCCTGAAGCTTCAGTTGTTCTATCTGTTGTGCACTAAGTTTCTTACCACTTTGTGTACGCCGAAGGGTATATGACTTCTCACGGTTTGTATCAAGAAGCGCCTGGTACTTATTGGTCTGCGCCTCCATGATACGCATCTTGTCGGCGGCCTTAGCTGTCTCGACAGCTACATTCTTCTCTGCATCTGACAGGTTGATAAATGAACCACTAAGCTTCTTCACCGCACCATTGACAGTGACAAGCCCATGCTCCATGATCTCCCAACGTGCCTTGACCTCATCCGAATTACTCTTGTCGGCATTGAGGTTCTGCATATCGAACATCTGCTGGCGCAGTCCTTCGATGTACCGTTGGTAGTCATCACCAAGCTTGTCTTGCTCGTTCTCTTTTGCCTTCTTTGACTTCTTATCCTTGTCATAGATGCCAGCAAGTTTGTCATTACCCGAGGCAGTCGCATACTTATTGGCACCATAAGGATCGCCCATCAATGACTCGCGTGTCTTGATTTCACCTTGTACAACCTGCAATTGTTTTGCTGCCTGGGTACGTCGAATAAGCAGACCTGCATAATCATCACCTGCAGGATGCTTATGTGCACGTTCGTATTCAACAACAGCATTCTTTGCCTCTTTGTATCTCTGTGTGAGAAGTACAAGGTCTTGACCTAGCTGATTTGAACCACGACTACGTGCGGCCTCAGCATTGTCAGGTATCTTAAATGTGTCGCTGATGGAATTCTGTAGGTTCTTATACTTCTGCCAAGTCTGTTCCAGAGTACCAGTTGCCTCTCTCAGTTGGGCATTGACATTGGCTATTTGTGTAGGATCACCACCAGTGATAGGACCACCACGCCGATGATGTAGACCACCAAGGTCTGCAGCCTGGATACGGAGTTGTGCAACCTGATGACCCTGCTCATTCATCTGTTCGCCGAGTTGTGCAAGTTGCAGGTTCCTCTGTGAGACCTCAGATGCACGGGCTGCGACGGCCATGGCAATCAACTTGTCCGTGACATTCTGTGCCGCATCGGCATAGAGTCCTAGCGCATGGCCCTGTGCATTATAGCCGTCGATCAGTTCTGGTGCAAGCGTGGAAATCTTGTCAAGCGTCTCCTGCATGCCCTGTATGGGCTTATGCGTCTTGACTGCCTGGTCATGCATGTTCTGGTACTCGGTCACAAGAGCGGCTATCTGCTGCTGGTGCGAGAACTCTGCCCGCGTGCTGTCGAGTGTTGCCTGGGTGCGTGCAATTGTGTCGCGGCGGGAGTCGCGGTCAGAGTTCTGTAGCTGCTGGTAGCTCTTGTACGCAACATACAGTGCACCAATCGCCGCAGCAAGTAGTATCACGCCACTTATCACGGCCGGCGACGTGATGAATGACAGGCCGGTCATGCCTATTACATTGCCGCTTGCCCCCATTAGTATCAATGCCTGGTTCAATGCGTTAATGCCGACGATCAGCTTGCCGACATACCCGGCTACCAGCAGTACTCCGGCAGCAAGCGCGACGTTCCTGATGATCTCTGTCTTTTCACCTTCACCTAGACCATTGAATGACTTAGCTAATGTATCTACCTGTGTCACAAGATATTGTACTGCGGGGGCAAAGGCTGTTGACACGGATGAAGCAGCGACAGTAGCGGCGTTCTTAAGTCGGGCGAACTGTTGGTTTGTCTGTGCAAGGCTCTCATCATAATCATGCTGTAGGCCGATACCATCCTTGACCGAAGAGCGAAGCTCCTTCATTGCACTCGCCCAGTCGGCCATACCTGTACCAGTAGAGATAGCAGCACCGAGCTGTCCTCTCTGGAGTGGGAAGAGTTTGACAGCAAGGTCTGTAGCCTTGACACCAAGTCTGTCAGCGGCCTTCTCGATGTCTGCCCAGACACCACCAAGGCCTTTGGCACGGATACCTACAGATGAGAAGTCTTTGACAAGATCAACACCGGTCTGTTTACCGACATTCTTAAGTGCCTGTACAACCTTCGCCGATGGGTTGATGATCTTGTTAATATCATTACGAAATTGGGTGGCGGCCTCTGCACCATCAAGACCATGGCGTGTGAATGTAATGAAGGCGGCAGAGGTCTCAAGCATGGAGATACCGAGGTTGGAAGATGTGGCAGACATCTTGCCATAGACCTCTGTCAATTCCTCCATGGTTTTGGATGACTTCTTGGACGTCGCAACCATGACACCCATGGCCTGCTCAGCACTTGTGGCAGGTATGCCGAATTCCTTGAGTGCCTTCGTAAGCACCTCTGTAGTATCGGACATATCGGAACCATAGGCAACAGAAGCCTTCATCGCGGCTGTCAGTATCTTCGTGGCATCAGTTGCACCATAGCCATAGTTTTCAATCTTCCGATATGAGTCCGCGAGTTTGTCCATCTCGACGCCACTCTCGACACCGAGTTCTTTGACAGCTCTAATCATCTCCTGAACACCTGCGGCACCTAACGAAGTGTTATGTGCTGCAGTCGTAATCATCTGATTAAAGTCATTACCAACACCTTCACCAACGGCCAAAGTTCCGCCGATAGCCAAACCGGCCTTAGTAGACTCAGCAGCAACCGCATTCGCGGCACGAATTCTATGTTCGTTAGCATTCTGAGCAAGACGGGCAGCATATCTTCGGGCTACTTCACGAAGCGCCTGACCTTCTTCATCATACTCAGTAGCTCGTTGTGAGTAGGCAGCACTTGCATTTCTCTGTCGTGCCTCTCTTGCAGCTAAGGCCGCAGCCTTATTTCTCTGTGCTTCAAGAGCTTTTGATGCAGTCTCTGCAGCCTTACCAAACTTAGCCTCTGCCTTAGATGCAGCATCTAGTTCTTTAGTGAGTTGTGCGATGACCTTAGGATCAGGTGCTCCAGCAAATTGACCCTTGGCATTACGTGGCTGTTGCATTCCCCTTTGCAACTTGGCCGCGGCATCTGCCAATTTCTGTGCTGCCTGTTGGTATTGTGCTGTCTTGGCAGCTACTTCTGCTTGGAATGGGGCGAGGTTAATGCCTGCACGTTGGCGTGCAGTCTGGTCAGCAGCCGCAGCAAGTGATGCGGCCCTATCCCGAAAAGCTTGTATTCTGCCGACAGTCTGTTTCTCGCGAACCGCGACAAGGTTAAGTCGGGCGTCTACCTCATTCATTCCTATGCGGAACTGAGAGAGGTCGGCGCCCACCTGTGCTATGAGGTTCGCAACAGTTATTGCCATTAGTGTCGGTTCTTTCGTGCGTCAATCAATGACTTATGCCAGTCTTCACAGTTCTGCGCAGTCAATGCCCGATATATCCACTCCACGCACTGATCCTCGAGTTCCCATGGAGCGACACCTAGGTATCGGGCCGCCCGAATGATTACATACCATTCGGGCGGATTATTGTTTGTACCACGCCCACCTAGCTCAAGGAACCGCTTGATACGGTGGGCGTCGATTCCCCCGGCTTCATCGCTGCGGCCATGGCCTTGACGATGTCACCCATGACTTCAAGCGGGATATTGCCGACCCCTTCCTCGGTCAATGGAACAGGTACCTGTGTCATCTTTGGCGTCCCGTCCTCGTTGAGTACAGGTTTACCGTCTATGTCTGTGACAGGTGTCTCTTCTACAACATCCCATGACTTCAAGATGGGCAGCATCATCGCCTTTAGGTACGAACCGGCTGTTTCATCTTTTGCACTCGCCAACTCCTTCTCGAAGTTCGGCGTGTACCTGTTAGGGTAGTAGACGAAGTTTAGCTTGCCATTCTCTCCATAGTCGACGAAAGCATCGCGAGTTATCTCGCTATACTTATTAATGTTAAATGCCACGGTTTAGCCTCCTTAGCCGTGTGATTATAGAGCAGTCAGTGGGCAGTCGATTTCAAGTTGGATCGCCGTCCCAAGTGCCGAATTGTACTGCAACTCAGTGTCATAGTTGCGGCCGTAAACACCATCGACATCTGCCGTATTCGGCTTGATGAGCTTCTGGCAGATTGTCCACTTCATGCGGTATGGAAAGCCGGTCTCGATCAGCGGACCGAGCGCCTCGATGACCGTGATCTGTTGTGTGCCCGCGCGGAGCGAAGCGAGTGCTGCCTGTCCCTGGGCGTCATGCTCGAGGAACATGCGCGAAGTCAGATTTGGTGCTAGTTCGATACGGTTCGAGAATGATGTATCATTCGCATTGAGTGTCATTAATCCGTTGGCCCGGTTCATGACACCAAACTCGAACTCAAGGCACCGCAGCAGTTGTGTGACAGAAGTCGAAGCCGGCCCCATCCAGATGTTGATTGCACGTGGATCGACAGGTACACAGGTAATGTCTGTCGGTGATGATGTCATAGTCACAGGGTCGAGTGTGGTCTGTGCTGCCATATCACCAGTGAACGATGCCTCACTCTTGGCGAGCTTAACTTGCATGCCACCGATGAATGCGAATGCAGCCTGTTGTGCCTGGTTTGACACACCGGCAGCACCCTTCTGGACAGTGAGGGTAGTCACACTATCAGGTCCGGTTGGAGCCATGACGAACTTCCACCGGTTCGTCAGTGTGGCCGCAGCCTGTAATGTAATCGTCGCAGAAGCGGTTCCTGTCACAGATGTGATCGCCGATGTGTCTGTAGACAGTGCGCCGATGAACTGGATGACCCATCCGGTCGATGGTGTACCTGTGACCAGTACATTGCCAGCCCCAACAGATGCCATACCTGCGATCGCGGTCTGAAAGAGTGCCGCGGTCGTATAGGCTGCCGCTGCAAGGACAGAACCCTTGAATGTGAAACCGACCGTGTTGGTTGTGGTCGCCGATACTACCCATGTACTGTTGTTCGTTGGGACCGTAGGTGTGGTCGTTGTGAGCCAACATGATGCAAGGTATACAAGATCATTGAAGCACAGGATGCCTTCGATGCGTCCTGAAGTCATCTCCTTACCTTGCTGCGAGGTCGTGATGAACTTGTTTCCTTGCGGACGATACGTCTTGATGTCCGTCATGTTCTCCAGGTCGAACTGGAGACCGAGTAGACGCTTGTTACATGCAACGGCCGTGCCGGGCGTGGTCTCTACACCTATCTGCACGCCCTCATATACTGAGGCCCTTTCAAAGTTCGTCATTCACATCTCCTATTGTGTGGTGAACACTCTTGTGTCGTAGATACCGCCTAGGCAATACCACCTAACATTATCAAGGTTATCGGCGTGCATGATAACGTTCTGTCGCATGAATTGGCCGACCCATGTATTGCCGACCTGCTGTGCAAAGCTATAGGCAGTAATCTTGTGATCGATGTACTCAGAGATCGGTCTAAGTACATCATAACCAACTTCACGACCTATAACCTCTATGTGGAATGTCGGACTGTTCATAACGCGATTAACACCAATCGTGTTAGTGTCTCTATCCTGCACAAGTGAAATAACTATGTACACAGCCGGTGGTTCACGTGGTACAAAGTCGGTATACATCACGACTGTACTGGCTGGAAAGAGTGCCTGTAGACCTGCATCGGTCCTCAGTTGTAGTAATAGTTTGACAGCATCAAGTAGTTCTACACCGTGAGACATACCATCTCCTATCTCATTGATGCCATCTCAGCCCGCACAAGTGCAACGGCTCGATCTTTTCCCCACTCAATCGCCGGTCCAAGAAATGGATGTGGTGGTACATCTTTGCCTGCAGTATGATGTCCGAATTCGACAAAGCCAGCATAGAAGGCCGCTGCACCTACAGTCACAAAGAATGTATTACGTCCTGCACCACCTATCTCTGTGATTGTCGGTGTAACAAATTCATCATGGATTGTATTCTCGACACGATCTTTGCCGCCTATATCTAACGATGGGATGATATTCCTTATAACACTGTGTTCACCAGTTGTATATGCCCTATACATGACGCCGTTGATTTTTGTCATCACGGACTGCATGCCAGCACTTGTACTTGGCCTCTGTGTAATCGGATTGACACCCTGTCCGGCATCCATAACATCGATGCGATTATTCTTCTTGCGTGCCGCATTAATTGCACGGAAGTAGCCATGCGTTGATTGTGAAAATGGTGCGGTAGACTTATTCGCACCTGTATTCTGTACACCGCGTGTCACATAGATCGAGGCCGCAAGTGCACCTGTCTTCTTCGGGCATAGGCTACGGGCCTTATCGCGTATCTCCTGTCCAAGTCGATAGATGCTAGCCTGTATCTTACGCTCAACCTTCGCAGGGAGCGACTTAATGACTTCATCATTGAGTTTGATTACATTACGGGCCAGAACTATTCTATCTGATGGATACATCATTTAATCCTATAGCAGTACACCGATAGAGACAACTTATCCTGTTTGTCTTCATAGACATTCTCTACCTGGTATATATCACCATACGTTGATACATTGCCATTACCATCGAAGTACACAGGTACAATCTGTGCCTTCTGTGGGACGATCGCATCGGCCTCAAGTTTAATGATGAAGTTTCCAACAACCATTGTAGAGCCGACCATATCAGGCGTGCCAGGTACACGTGTGACCTCTTGGATGCGACCTTGATAATAGACAGCACTATGTGGATAGGTCTGCACATTGTGACCATATCCGTCGTCAACCTCTTGTATGGGGTTGATCTCCAGAGTGTCAGGCGCCATTGCCTTGGTCATGTTCTGGAGCATATTAATGAATGATGCACCGAATGCTACCATCCGTTGCCTCTCCCCCATGAGAATGAGAAATCGCGCCCTGTCTCAAGCCATCCCGACCACCGCGTAAATAAAGGGTTCTGATATATCTCGCCCCATTCATTAAGTACGATCGGATTGATCTGTCGGCGACGATAACCATTGGCACGAAAGAACGGTGCATTGTCCTGAATATTACGGATGATGTTACCGATTGTCTGTGTGGCTACAAGGAGTTCCCATGATCTATCTATCCATATTTCTTCGATTGGCTTGTTCTTCTCATTACGAACAGGCTGTGCCCATTGGTATACATCGGTACCACTTTGGAACTTGACAACCTCGCCGGTGGCCACTTGTTTTGGTAAGAATGGTCGCAGATACGCCGCGGCCATTAGTGTTAGAGCCTGGTCAAATGGGATACGGTCTGCAAGGATCAATCCAGAATATGATGGTAGTACCGTCTGGTACATACCAGGGCCGGTAATCATGGTGATGATTTGTGACAATACCATATCCATGTCAGAGTTTAGAAGAACAGTCGAGTCGAGTCGTAGAAGTGCACGGATATTGGTATACAATTCCGTCCATGAGACAAAGTATATCTCACTACGCATGACTGTCTGCCCATCTGACATCGGCATTATCCAGTCAACCTGGTACTGTCCAGCGACAGCCTCGGAGACAGTGGCCTGTACAAGTTGCACTTCTGCCGCCGTACCAGGAATGACAGTGACACTCGGTGTCATCAACCCTGTAGGGCCATTGACATTGACTGTCGGCGTATCCATGGTAAAATTGGCATTGGACGACTCCTGATGTTTGAGCATCAGGGTGTCGCCAACGAGGTTGCCACTATCCGACAACCTGAGACCCGTGAACAGAAGTGCCATTTGTTCCCTACTTTACAGGCGAGACGACAGGCTTCGGTGGTTCAATGACCGGCGGCACAGTCACCGGTGGAGTCACAGGTGCCATGGTCACAGGTGGTGTGGTCGACACCGTGTTCTCACCGGTGACAATCGCTTCTGGAACCGTGACAGGTGGTGCGGCCTCTGCCTGTTTGATCGCAAGCATAGTCTGCAGCTCCTCAAGCGTGGCCTCCTGCAGCTTGACAGGCGCTGGGGTACCAACCGCGCGTGGGTTGACACGATCTTTCAGTGGGCGGTCTTTGTTCGCACGTTCGATGCAGACGAGGAAATCCTCAAGGTCGACTTCGTCGACTTCAACAGTGCCAGGACCGAGTATCTGACCATGCAGCATGTACTGGTCATGCTCACTGTTCCCCACAAACACTTTGGTTTTCGCCATTTATCTTCTCCATCAGAGGCCCAGTCGGGGGCCTGTGACCACTAACCGATGTTCTTAAGGACGTAGATGGCCTCGGGCTCAAGGATGACCGGCAATGAGGTCTGCCACGCCTGCCCCTCGATGCCCTTGTTCTTGCCAGTGCGCATCTCGATCTCAACGGCTTTGCCAGGGACAGGCTGTCCTGCGGGACGGCCGACGCCGACATAACCGAGTGTGTCTTGTACGACGACAGGCTCCATGTCTCCACGATCGATCTCTTCATCACGTCCGGTTTTGGCGATGAACACCATGACCGTACGTTTGAGATACCAGTTACCATAGACCGTGACGCCGGCAGTGGTGACAGACGAAGCCGCATCGCCCTGTGTGAAGTATTGGCGATCATACAGCTCGAAGGCCGGCAGGCCATCATCGTTGAACAGACTGTTGAGCTCGCCGTCTGTCAAACGGCCAGGGATACCGGTAAGTAGGTTGGTCTGGATGAGGATCTTACCAGCGCGTTGCCTCATCAACAGGTTGTTTGACAGGATGGTGCGGACCTGTACAGGCATGATGATACGGCCGACCTCGTAGCCCTTGGCACGGAGGAACTCCGCGGCCGCCATCACGTCGGTCCACGGGTCGTATGTGTTTGAGGACCACGTGCCACCGACGTTTACGCGGTGGCCTGTCGGATTGGGGTAGGTGACTGTCTCGGAGTACCCGTTGTCTCCCGACATGTTGACCTGCGCGTCAACGATCGCGTCCCAGCGGTCCTTCTCGTTCCTGACCAGGAGCGGATCGACGAGCGCGGTCTTGACCCAGTTCGTGATCTGTGTCATCGCCTGCATGGTCGGCACGCGGATCGCCGAGCCGACCTGTGCACCCTGGCCATTGATACCATAGGCCTTCTGCATCAGGCGTACGAGTTCATCGTACTGCTTGTCGGTGAATTCGGCTCCGATGTCGGAGTTACCAAGGTCCACACGGACCTCGCCCCAAATCATACCCTCTTTAATCTGCACCGGGCTATAGCGGGTGCCGTGGTTCGCGATCGGTGTTCGGTACCGGACGGCCTGCTCCACGAAGGAGTTGTCGGGCACCGGGCGCTCTGGCAGGATGGTCGCGCCGAGGAAGTTCTCCTTCGACGTGCCGAACTGGGCGAGCGGGTCGTTGACCAAGCGAAAGAACGCCTGGTCGTCGATCATCGTTTGAACGAGTCCAGCGATGTCCATGTTTACAGTGCTCCCTGGATGCAGTTATAGTGCTGGCGGATCCACGCCAACTGCCGACCGAAGCCGGACTGGGTGTTATTGGGCTCTTGGAAATTACGTGGCCCACGACCGGTGCCGCCGGTAAGGATGGTGGTCGCACCATGTGTCGACAGGCTTTTGGCCCACTGTGTATCGGGGTCGCCGACCGCCGGAGACACATAGAATTTGATATATGTGGCATTGGTCGGGAACGCTCCCAGGTCGGCGATCGCGATGTGGTTCGTCGAGGCAAGCGTGACGGTCTGCTTCGGCGAAGGTTTGGTCTCGCCGTACGCGTTGCCGTAGGCATACTGCACGTAGTACACGCCTACACCAAGCGAGCCATCGGTGCCCGCGGCCGTCAGGACCATCGCGGTCGTCGGGTCCGCGATGCCGGGGTCGGCCGTCATCAGGGAGTAGAAATACAGGAAGTTCTCCTTGATGGTCGTGCCCGAGTTGGGCCGCAGCAGCTCGCAGTCGTTCCTCAGCTGGAGGGTCGGCACCTCATAGAGCAGGAGCGCGAGGTCGTCGTGGATCGTCGGGTCGCCGATGACATACTGACCCTGTGCTGCATAGACGCGTCCCACTAGGATGGCCGAAGGCACATAGTCGACGTTGTATGCATTCCACTTCGATGTCTCGGTGCCGGCCAATGCCACAGGCAACGGTTGTACCGAGATCGATGTATCTCCCTGGTGTGCATCCGCCGTGGTGATGGCGATCTTACCGACCGTCGGGTCGAACACGATGATTGAACCCGATGGGATCAAGAGCGTGCTGACGGCAGACAATAGGGTAATCGACGGCAATGGCAACGCGAGTGCGGTGACGGCGATCGACGTGTCACCCACATTGTTCGGTGCCGTCAAGAGGACAGACACACCGAGTTGGTTGAGGAACCCGCTCTGAGAGAGTTTGGCGGGATATACGGCCTGTGCACGACGGCTGCCGAAGTCGGCGAGCCACCGCGGGTTTGACCGCATATTTCCTTGAATTTCCATTCGCGCCATTAGATGGTGGCTCCTTTCACATTCGGAAGGTTGACTACATGACCGTAGTTCTTCTTACGGTGTGTTTCTTCCGCCTTGTGGACGAGATCGGTGGGCTTCTCGGGCGCCTCCGCCACATGAACATCCGTGGGTGTCCCTCCCTCGGTTGTCACAGGCGGTGGCGTCGAGAAGCGGCGGGTCGTTGCCGACCCTTCTGGTGCCGCTAGGCCTTGGGCCCGCAGCGAACCTGCATACATCTGTGACTGAGAGCGGATCACGCCGAGTGGCGCCGAGTTGATAAACTCTGCAACCGCCGATAGGTTGGCATCATCACCGGTAAACAGAGCGGTGGCCATCTTAATACACTGCTCGCGCTCTTCTGCGAGGACTGTGCGACCGGTCAGTGCCTCATTGATGAGTGTCCGCAGGTCATTGGTGGTCTTCAGGTTGATCGCATTGAATGCCGCCAACAGGGTCATCTGCTCAGCTGTTACATTGTAACTTACAGATGCAGCCGCAGGAATGGCCGGCGGGGTTGCGGTCTGATCGGGTGCCGGGGGAACCGGCGGTGCTTGAGGGGCAGGTGCGGGATCGGTAAGCCACGCACGCAGCTCTTCATTGGTGATTGCCATTGAGAATGTTTTCCCTTCTTTGGCAGCCTGTATGGCTGCCTTGTGGCTTGTATCGAATGTGCCAACTGCGTCGGCTAAGCCGGCCTTGACCGCATTACGGCCGATGTAGACACCGGCATCTGCAACTTCTGCAAGTTGTTCAGGTGTGATGTTTACACGATGTTTGGCGATGTGCCGAACGAACAACCGATGCTGCTCATTAACACGATCTTGCACAGATTGGAGTTGTTCGGCTGTGACAGGCGACCCCTGCACGCCGATGGCCTTGTACTTACCGGCCTTCACGACGTGGACCGTGCGGCCCTGTCTGGCATCGGCCACCGACGTGTCAGGTATCGCCGTGTACACGCCGACAGAACCCATTCCACCGGTTGAGTTAACAGTCACATGCTTGGCGGCCGCTGCTAGAGCCATGCCGCCGGACATGCACATGTCTTCTGCATATACGAATGTTGGCTTGCCGTGGGCCATATCATGGGCCGCATCGAACACGCCACTGATCTCGCCGCCGGGTGAGTCGATGGTCACATGACGCATCTTCACATCGGGGTCTCGGTTGGCGAGCTGCATCTGCCGACGGTAGATGGTCATCGCGGTGCCTTCACCCATCATCTCCGAC